AGACTTGGCTTTTTGGGTGGCTCATAAGAGCCAAGCAAGGGCGAATAGGGCAGGCAATATTAATTTCTTGACTTGCCACAGTGGTCATTGCTCTATGAACCCACACTTCTTTGATAAAGAAGCTTTGTGTGCATGGCTTGATCACAAAGTCACAACCCCAAATGAGCCATACTCTGAGTGTGTACAGTATAATTATTACGATAGGATGTATCTGCATAAAAATAAGCAAGGTAATGATTGGGGAATGATAGAGCCACGAAATAATATGGGCCAGTGGCTAGATGTCAACTTTAAAGTGAAAGCTGAGGCCGACAAAGGCGTCAATCCGTTTCAGAAAGCTAAGCCCAAAGAAGAGGGCGGCTCCGTCTCATATTGGAAGGGTATTGAAGCTATGGCAGCTTTCGAACATGAAATTATGAAGGAGATTGGACGTGCCTAAAGTAGTTATTATCAACGGGAATGGCCAGTACGCTGAGATGTTTAAGCGCATGGGTTGGGAAGTAGGTAGCATTAAAGACTTCTTCACAGCAGACCTAATCCAATTTACTGGAGGTGAAGATGTAACACCTATGTTGTATGGTGAAGGCGTCCATCCAAAGACCTATCACAATGAAAGACGTGACTTGGAAGAGGCAGGTTACTTTGCCTTTGCCCAGCGAAACAAAATTCGTATGGCAGGCATTTGTCGTGGTGGCCAGTTTCTTAATGTCATGAATGGTGGTAAGATGTACCAACATGTTAACGGCCATGCGAAAGGTAGGGAACATGACCTCGAAGACAGATTCTCTGGTGAACAACTTTCAGTAACTTCCACTCACCATCAAATGATGATTCCAGGTTACAATGGAGAAATCATTGCTGTTGCCTATGAGTCTAAAGTTAAGGAAAGCTATGATAGCGTATTCTTGGCTAATGAGGCAGATGTAGAGGTAGTGTATTACGACAACACCAAGTCTTTGTGCTTCCAGCCACACCCAGAGTCTTATAACGCTGACAGCACTCGTGACTACTATTTTGAATTGCTTAATCGTTATCTGGGATTAAAAGCATGAGTCGGACGGATGAAGAGCAAGAGAGACGAGCACGTGTCGCGTTTGAGTTAGATAAAAGAGAATTTTGGAAGGCAAACTTTATTGCTTCTAAGCAAAATGGTTTTAAAAACCAAACAGCTCAGACCGAAGCTGATGCTGCATTAGAAATTTATCTGAGTAAATTCGGCGACAGACCATTTAAATAAAAGGACACAACATGAGCATTGACTGGAGCAAGGCACCAGATGGTGCGACGCACTACCACATACACGATGACATAAATCCTTGGCGAAAAATCGAAGGTACTGTTGCGTATGAACACTACAAAGGCAAATGGTTCATGGTCAACAGTTTCGACAAAGGATTCATGCCTGACTATTACGTACCTATTCCGCAAGAGTCCTGGGACGGCCAGGGCCTGCCGCCCGTTGGCATCGAGTGTGAGTTCTCGCTGAACCTGGGCAGTATCGGCTGGGCGAAAGGTCGCGTCATTGGTCATGATGGCGTGTTCGCTGTTATCAGCCACAAGGGGAAGTATTACCCGCGCAATGGGCACGGCGTGCGCCCCATCCGCACCGCTGAACAGATCGCCGCCGAGGGGCGTGAGAAGGCAATCAGCGAGATGCTCGGTGCCTTCGATAGCTTCCCCTGGCCGACGACGCTTAAACGCTTCTGCGAAATCCTGTACGACGCAGGCTACAGAAAACATGTCGAATAATGCAATGGCCAATGGCCGACATTTACTTTAGAAAAATTTTTGGAGGTGCAATTTGTGTGGACTCGTCGGTGTTGCAGGCGCTGTTACGTTTAACTTGGAAAAAACTTTCCGCTGTCTTCTTCAACTTGACACTGTACGTGGCCCTCATAGCACTGGTGTAGCTATGGTGCGTACTAATGGCGACAATAAAGTTGTCAAGAAGCTTGGTACTCCTTGGGAGGGGCTGTTCGACAGTAAAGACTTTGAAGAGTACCTTAAGGGTGGTTCTTTCAATGTCCTGCTGGGGCATAACCGTTGGGCAACCAAAGGTAAAATCTCTGCTAAGAACGCCCACCCCTTCGATTTTGATACGCTAGTAGGTGCCCATAACGGAACTCTTCGTTCTGTTCGTGATCTGGACGATAACACTCAGTTTGAAGTGGACAGTGAGAACCTATACCATCACATGGAGCGTAATGGTGTAGCAGAAACTGTCAAAGTTCTAGATGGTGCATTCGCACTCACTTGGTATAACAAGGAAGAGAGCACTATTAACTTCATTCGTAACAGTGAGCGACCCCTCTACTACTGTTTCACCGAAGATCGTAAAGCGATTATTTGGGCTAGTGAAGATTGGATGATTGAAGTTGCTTGTGGCATGGCTGGCCAGAAGTTTGGAGAAATTTTCTCTGTACCCATTGGCATCCACTTCAGCTTTGACATTCCCCTCGGCTCCCCATATCAATATAAGCCTCTGGAAAAATGTCGCACTAGGAAACTGGAGCTTCGTCAAAATTTTCAGAAAGCCGTAGTGGCGTCTACTACCTCTACGGCTACTAATAACGTCTTTTCGGCAGCCACCAATGTGGGAAAGTCCACGCCAGCAGCGGGATTTGCGGAGTATCAAAGGTTCGTAGGAAAATCATGCGACTTCTACGTCGATAAGGTTTCAACTAATAACTACAACCAAAAGTTCCTGCAATGCTGGGCATGTGACAACGACCTAGTCTCCATTCGTTGTTACGCTGGAGAAGGTAGCGAGCTTTGGCACAAGATGCTTAACTCTTCTAACTTCTTTAAGGCTCATGTTAAGTCGTATAGTAGCTCTGAAAAAGGCTATTTGACCATTGATCTCCGTACAGTCGAAGAGATTATTGAGCTTGGTAATACTGCTGACGACACTCCACCTGAGACATTTGTTGTATATGGTGGTGAAGTTGTTAGTAGGGTTGTATATGAACAACGCACAGAAAAATGTTGTTCATGGTGTAGTAGTCCCGTAGATGAAAGTGATGCTAACGATTTGTTGTGGTTGGACAAGCACAATTTTGTTTGCGGTAGTTGTAAAGAGTTTCCTGACGTTAAACAATATCTTAAACAAGCATAGGTAAACAATATGAGTCTGAATATTCTGGTTGGCGCTGACCCGGAAATCTTCATGATGAAGGACGGCAAATTCGTATCAGCGCATGGTGCCATTCCTGGCAACAAGAAAGAACCTTTCAAGGTTGACAAGGGTGCTGTCCAAGTAGATGGCATGGCGCTTGAGTTCAACATTGATCCGGCTAAAGATGAGAAAGAATTTGTACGCAACCTAACTACGGTAATGTCCACCCTTAAGGGTATGGTACCTGGGTTCGAATTGAACCCATCTCCGGTTGCTGAATTCGGTTTCGATTATATCAAAGGCCAACCTGACGAAGCGAAAGAACTTGGGTGCGAGCCTGACTTCAACGCTTATGAAAACGGTGCAGCTAATCCTCGCCCCAATGCTGAAGTAGACTTCCGTACTGGTGCTGGTCACGTACACATTGGTTGGGGAAATGACATTGATATCAGTGATCCTGACCACATTGAGGCGTGCTGCATGGCAGCAAAACAGCTTGACTATTACCTTGGGTTGCCCAGCCTTCTTTATGATAAGCAAGTGAAGCGTCGTACTCTTTATGGTGCTATGGGAGCATTCCGTCCTAAGCCGTATGGTGTTGAGTATCGAGTGTTGTCCAACGCTTGGTTGAAAGATGAAGCACTTATGAAGTGGGTATTTAAAAATACTGTGCTTGGCATCAAAAAACTCCTTGAGGGTAAGCCTGCTTACAATGAGGAATATGACGACACTGTTCGGTCACTCGGCGTATCAGCTAAACCTGATGAAAGAAACCTAGCATATCTCCTTGGTAAAAACAAAATCCCTATGCCGCCTGGATTTGTACTGGCCGAAAAGGGCTTCCTAGGGGATTATGTTATCAAGCAGGTGTAACATGAATATGTATGGTGATGATTGGCAATATGCAGACTCCCGACTTAACAACACTATTGTTAGGCATGAAGGTAAGGGGGTCTTTGTTAACAAGGTGATGAAGAAAGGAGTCCTGATCACTTCTCTTCGAGGTGGTGAGGGTAATATTGTTAACCTTGACGACCTAGACTTGACTCCTGTAAAGCTAGGTTTTGCCAATATTGGCAATGCAATCTCTTACCTCACTCGCATGCCAATGCGTAGGGATTGGAGACAAGGGCTCCGAGTTGGGAACTTTACTTCAGTATACGGCACTCCTGCCGATTTAGTTAACTACAATGCGTTAGCAGATACTATTGAAGGCATCTACCCAACTTTGCAAGAGTGTGTTGATTCACCAGCTAGAGTATTGAGAGCTTGGTGTAGGGAGTGGGCTGTCGGCAATAGTAAGTTGGAAAATAATAGACCACTCATTTACAAAAACCTAATTGTTGGTTGTGTAAGAGACGGTAATCCAGAACTGAGCGGTGAGTTCATGTTTCTTCGTGAAGCACTACAGGAGGTGCTATGAAAACTGTAATGCAATGGTTCGGCATCCAACTACCCACCAAGGGTGATGTTGGTGTAGAGATTGAAGTGGAGGGTAAGAACTTGCCCAAAGCTTTTGATAGGTATTGGAGAGTAGAGGCTGACGGCTCTCTTCGTGGCGAAGATAACGCAGAGTATGTCCTAGAAAAACCTATGACTCTCCGTCAAGTTAAGCTTGCTCTAAGCCATCTTAACATGCAATACAAGAAGAACAATTCAGTTGTTGATGACACGGTACGTGCTGGTGTCCATGTGCATATCAACGTTCAGCAACTAAACATTGTAGAGCTTTATAACTTTATGACGCTCTACCTTACTCTTGAGGAACTTTTGGTTAAGTTCTGTGGTCCATATCGAGAGGGCAATTTGTTTTGCCTTCGTGCTTGTGACGCAGAATGGCTGTTGTTTAGGTTGTCAGAGGCAGCACGTACTCGACAGTTCAGACGCATTCTGACTGACGATAATCTTCGCTATGGCTCTATGAACGTCAAGGCTTTGGGTACGTATGGCAGTCTTGAGTTCCGTGCTATGCGTGGCACTCGTGATCTAAACCTCATTCATAAATGGGCTAATATTCTTGTTGATCTTCGTGAAGCTGCTAAGAAGTTTACTGATCCTAAGGATATTATCAACAGTTATTCTGAGGGGGACTACGTAGCGTTCCTTAATAAATGTCTTGGTGAGCATGTAGAGTTGTTTAAAGACTATGACAACGTACCCAAGATGTTGAACGATGGTATGCGACGAGCACAGGACATTGCTTTCTGTTGTGATTGGCAACAGTTCTTCCAAGAAGAGATTGTTCCGCCTGTACCAGCACCGAGAAAGAAAGTTCTTAACTATGACTTTGATCCCGTTGCGTTCTTTGCTGAAGTACCAAAAGAAATCTTCCCACCGATTTGGGTTGAAGAAGGAGTGCCGTTCTAATGTTTATCTATGCGTACAATAACGCCAGTAAGGCTGGTAAGCAAATCAAGGACATGCTTAATGTAAAATTTATTAAGCATAAGAACTCTAAGTTCAAAGGCTCCCCAGATAAAGTGGTGATTAACTGGGGTAGTAGCAACCTTCCAGAAGAAGTTCTTAAGTGTACGGTTGTTAATACCTCTGTAGCCGTCTCTATGGCCGCTAACAAGCGTTCTTTCTTCGAGGCAATGGTAGGGCATGCCCGTACACCAGAATTCACTACAGAGAAAGCTGAGGCCCTTAAATGGGTGGATGGTGGCAACACTGTAGTATGTCGTACTTTGCTAAATGCAAACAGTGGTAAGGGTATTGTACTTGTAGGGCCAGGTGATGATGAGCTTGTTGATGCACCTCTGTACACTAAGTATGTGCCCAAGAAACAAGAGTGGCGAATTCATGTGTTCCGTGGTGAATGTGTAGATATTCAAAGAAAAGCACGTAAGAAAGATGTTCCTGATGACGAAGTGAATTGGAAGATTAGGAACATTGGTGGTGGTTTTATCTTTGCACGTAACGAAGGAATTAAACCTCATGAAGACATTATTGAACAAGCTATTAAGGCTGTTGAAGCCTGTGGACTTGACTTCGGTGCAGCAGATGTTATCTTCAACGAGAAGGAACAGCAAGCATACGTGCTGGAAGTCAATACAGCTCCAGGAGTTGATGGCACGACGCTCGAAAGTTATGTCAAAAGGTTTGAGGAATTGAAATGAGCGAACTGAACAAGGAATCGGTAGAGCAGGCAGGCGGGGATGAGCGCGCGGCGTTTGAGGCGTGGGCTACGCATTTACCGATGGATCGGCAGCCGCTACGACCAGACCTCTACATGCCGCCAACTCAATGGGCGTGGGAAGCGTGGCAGTTCCGCGCCGCCCTAGCGCAACCCTCCCCTGCGCCGGACCTGGCCGAGCGCGGCACCACCACCGAACAGACCTGCCGGCACGACTTCTATGGCGTCTGGTGGAACCGCAACGGCGTGACAAAGACCGGCCGCGAGTGCCGGCACTGCGGGTTCTTCGTGGAGGACGCGACCGAGGCACTAGCCGAGCAGGCAGAGGCGGAGCGGCCGGAGGTGGTGGCGTGGCGTTACGACTCCAGAGGCGGAATCGTCAGCGACAAGGCATGTCTCGATGAATGGAAATCCGGCGGCGAATATCAATCGCTGATGACCGTCGCCCAGCATGAGTGCATCGTCGGGGAACTGCGGGCGGGGATAGCCCAGCTCCGCCAGCACAAGAACGATTACATGGATTCCGGCCAGGAAACCTACCGAGCCTTGCAGAACGAAATCCGGGAACGGGAAGCGGAAATTGCTCGTCTTGATGGTCTGGTTTCGGGCCGCACGGCAGAGCGCGACGCCGCCCTGGCCAGGGTCGCAGATATGAAAACTATGGCAGACAACTATTGCGCGCTGCTGATGGACGCCAACGCCAAACTGGCGGAGATGGAGAGGCAGGAGCCGGTAGCTCTCGCCAATCGGGGCCTTCATGCCTTCTGGGTGAAGTGGACGGAGGAAGCTTTAATCGCTCAAGCTGAGGCTTATCAACGCAGACAGTATGAAGAATTGAAGAAAAAATTCGGAGAGTAATATGTGTTGTGACGGTTGGAACATAGGCCCAGAAGGAAGTAATGAAACACTGGGAGAGTGCCCAGATTGTGGCAGCGAAGCTGTGGTTACAACGTATGTGAATGGAGACCAAGATTTCACTGCCACTTACGGATGCAACTACTCGCCACTAATGTGTGTGACTTGTGGTGCTAGACCATGTGATGACAGTTGTTAACAATAGGAGAGTAAATGGGACAAGCCCTAGTTAAGATTGGGCATCAATGCGGTAGTAGAGATGCCCTACAAGTCTTCGAGCGTGAAGATGGTACAGTGGATGGCTACTGTTATGCTTGTAAGACTTACGTTCGCCATCCATTTGGTGATGATAAGAAAGCCTCTGACATTCCCAAGAAGGAGCGTATTAAGAAAACTAGGGAAGAGATTGAGGCAGAGATCAAAGAGATTAGTGACTATGGTGTTGTTGATCTAGTTGATCGTAAACTTCGTAAAGATGTTCTAGAGCTTTATGGTATTAAGATTGGTGTTAGTGAAGAGGATGGTAAGACTCCCAAGTTCCACTACTACCCATACTACAAGAATGGTGAGCTAAGAGCCTACAAGGTACGCTTCGTAGAGAACAAGCGTATGTGGACTATTGGTGATCAAACTGATGTTGATTTGTTTGGTTGGGAAGTAGCTAAGAAGTCTGGTGCTAGGCGTCTAATCATCACTGAAGGTGAGCTTGATGCTGCGGCCCTCCATAAAATCCTAGAGATTTATACGCCAGAACAATACAAAGATAATATTCCAGCAGTATGTTCTCTTCCTCATGGTGCTTCAGCCGCTGGTAAAGATATTGCTAGGCTGATGCCTGAGATTAGAAAATATTTTAAGGAAGTTAGTCTAGCTTTTGACAATGATGATGCTGGGCAGCGTGCTGTAGAAGATGTGTGTAAGATTTTCCCAGACGCTACAGTGATCAATCTACCAGGTAAAGACGCTAACGAATGTCTTATGTCAGGCAAGGGGAAGGCAGCTCACAAGGCTTGCACCTTCAATCACCAAAAGGTTAAGAATACCAGACTAGTCTTTGGTGAAGACTTGCATGAAGAGGCTCGTAAGCCTGCCGCTTATGGTGAACTTACTTGGCCGTGGGAACACATCAATAAGAAGACTAGAGGCATTAGGTTCGGGGAAACTATTTACATCGGCGCTGGTGTAAAGATGGGTAAGTCTGAGCTACTCAATATGTTGGGGGCTCACTTCGTAAAAGAGCATGGCGTTAAAGTATTCATGGCTAAGCCAGAAGAAGCTAACGCTAAGACATACAAACTCATGTGTGGCAAGATTGCCAAGAAGGTGTTCCATGACCCTGAGAGAGAGTTTGACTTTGACGCTTATGATAGGGCTGGAGAAGTCCTTAAAGACAAGCTCGCAATGGTTAACCTCTACCAGCACCTTGGTTGGGAAACGCTCAAAGCAGACATTTATGCTGCTGCGGCGTGGGGTGCTAAGGTTGTATTCATTGACCCTATTACCAACCTTACGAACGGTATGGCAGCAGCAGACGCTAACGTCAAGTTGCAAGAGATCGCTCAAGAGATTTCGGCTATGGCTCTTGATCTTAACATTGTCGTATTCCTCTTCGCTCACCTTAAAGCGCCTGAAGGTAACCTCAGCCTTGATCAACGCCAGAAAAAATATAAAGATGGCAAGTTCTATGGATTGGGCAACTGTCCTCATGAGCTTGGGGGTGACGTTGTTAGCTCTCAGTTTGCTGGCAGCCGTGCTATGATGCGTTCTTGTAACTTGATGCTTGGTTTGGAGGGTAACAAAGACCCAGAGCTTCCTGAGCATGTACGTAATCTACGTAACCTACGTTTGTTGGAAGATCGTGAGTTTGGTGGCACAGGTAACTACCCACTCTTTTGGAACAAAGAAACAACTATGTTTGAGGAAGTATAATGGTTGATGTGAAAGCTCGTAACCTGATTATGGGCAGGTTCTTTAAGAACAACTACAATGAATTGGTAAAGCGTGTGTCGTTCCGTGCTGGTACTCCTGAGAACGCAGAAGACATTGTTCAAGAAGCTTTCGCCAGAGCATTGAAGTATTGGAACTCTTATGACCCAGAACGAAAAGAGTTGGGAGCTTGGTTCAATTCCATTCTTAATAATGCCCTTCGAGACTTTAAGAGGGATGAACGCCGATATGGTATGTGTGAAGAATTCGATGAGGAAGAAGTAGATGGAGTGGTACTCTCTCAAACTGAAAGTGGTCTACGAAAGTTTATTGACAGAGCTATCGCCGAGCGTCCATCAAACGTTGCTGATGTTCTCCATCTGTATTTTATCTTGGGCTATAAGCCTAGGGAAATTGTAGAAGTAACTGATGCTGACGCAGCTTTTGTTAGCCGTATGGTGTACAACTTTAGAGAAGAGTTGAAGGGGCAAGTTGGCATTGATTGACATTTTTGACATTGAAGCTGATGGCTTGAAGCCTACTAAGATTCATTGTCTTTCTGTCATGAAGAATGGTAAACTCTTTTCAACCACTGACTACGATAAGATGAGGTCGTTCTTTAGAAACGCTAAGATTATTGGTGGTCACAATATTTACAGGTATGACATTCCAAATATTGAGAGATTGTTAGATATCAAAGTAGAGTGTAAACTTGTTGATACACTACCACTCTCTTGGTATTTGGAGCCAGCTAGGAAGAGGCATGGCCTAGCTGAATGGGGTGAAGAGTTTGGTGTTCCTAAGCCGAAAGTCGATGATTGGGAAAACCTAGCCGTAGAGGAATATATACATCGATGTGAAGAAGACGTAAAGATTAATACCAAACTGTGGGAACGCCAATGGAAACAACTCTCCAAGTTGTATGGTGAGCCAGATAAAGTTTGGAAGTTCATTGACTACATTATGTTCAAAATGGATTGTGCTGCTGAACAAGAGCGTAGTCGATGGAAGCTAGATGTAGTACATTGTAAGACCACTTTAAAGAAACTAGAAAAGTTAAAAGAAGAAAAAGTAGAAGAGCTTAGATTGGCTATGCCTCATGTGCCAGTAATGGCAAGTAAGGAAAAGCCTAAGAAGATGTATCTAAAGAATAAGCCAAACACTTTAAGCGAACAGGGGAAAGCTTGGGTTGCGTTGTTGGAAGAGCAGGGGCTGCCCGAAGATTACGAAGGAGTAGTTGAGTACATTAAGGATTGGAAGGAACCTAATCCTGGCTCACACGAGCAAATTAAGTCTTGGTTGTACAGCCTAGGTTGGGTGCCAGAGACTTTTGCATATAAAAGAAACAAGGAAACTGGGGAAGTTAAGAAGATTGAACAAGTACAGCAAGATAAAACTCTTGGTCCTGGCTTGTGTGCTAGCGTTAAAAAGCTCTATGGTAAAGAGCCAAAGCTAGAAATTCTTGACGGACTCTCGATTCTAACTCACCGTATCTCCGTTCTAAACGGGTTCTTAAACAACGTGGATGATGAAGGTTATGTCCAAGCCAAAGTGCAAGGACTCACCAACACGTTGCGATTTAAGCATGAGGTGGTGGTCAACCTTCCGGGTGTTGACAAGCCTTATGGCGCTGATATACGTGGTTGTCTGGTTGCTCCTAAAGGGTATGAGCTGGTTGGTAGTGATATGAGCAGCTTGGAGGACAGATGTAAGCAACATTACATGTGGCCCTATGACCCTGAGTATGTAAAGGAGATGATTAAACCAGACTTCGACCCACACCTCGACTTGGCGGTGTTTGCTGGGGCACTTTCTTCTCACGAAGTAGAGTTGTATAAAGCAGGCTTCCTTAAGAAAGAAGAGGAGGGGCTAGTTAAAGCTATTAGGAAGGTGTATAAGAGCGTTAACTATGCGTGCGTGTATGGGGCTGGTGGTCCACGTGTGGCCATCACTGCTGGGGTAACCATGGATGAGGGGTACAAACTGGTAGATGCATATTGGCAACGTAACTGGTCAGTCAAACGTATTGCTGAAGACCAGATAGTTAAGGTGTGCAATGGAATGAAGTGGTTGTTCAATCCAGTTAGTGGATTCTGGTACAGCTTACGTCATGAAAAAGATAGGTTCTCAACACTAAACCAAGGTACGGGAGTTTACTGTTTCGATACATGGGTTAGGCACATCCGGGAGGAGCGGCCACAACTCACTGCGCAATTCCATGATGAAGTCGTCCTATGTATTAGGAAGGGATTTAGAGAGCAATGTACAGCGTTGCTACATAGAGCTATGGATAAGACAAATAAATTCTTAAATCTTAACAGAGAACTAGAATGTTCAATTGAATATGGAGATTCCTATAGTGACATACACTGACTGTCTTGACCCCGGGTTCGGCTATGAGAATAAAGATGGTTATGTCCGTATCTGGGATAGACCGAAACCAGAAGGTGGTACACTAGTCATGAGGCATCGTTGGTTTTGGGAGTTGCAGAAGGGACCAATCCCAAAAGGATACGAGATTAATCACCTATGTAAAAATCGACGATGTTGTAATATTGAACACTTAGAGTGTATCGAAGGGGGTTTGCACGCCTCCAAAAGCAATAGAGAAAGGTACTTAGAGGAGTACTTAAAATTTAAACAATTTTACTACCTTTGCGGTGAAGATTCTTTCTTCACTCAGAAGGAATGGGGCGAGAGGTTCGATAGAAGCCAAGCCTGCATTTCTAAATGGGTTAAACGATATCATAAGGAGAAACAAAACTAATGGCACTTAAAGCACGTAACATTCCGAAAGTTGGTGGCAAGGGTAGTGGTATGCCCAAACAACCCACTATGGAGCCGGGAACTTATCCGTCCCGTGTAGTACAAGTGATTGACATGGGCCTGCAACCACAGCGTCCTTATAAAGGTGAGCCAAAGAATCCGGCTTATGAACTGATGGTCACGTATGAATGTCTTGATGAGTTCTGCGTAGATGAGAACGGTGTTGAAATGGAAGATAAGCCTCGTTGGATTAGCGAGACTTTCCCCCTTCACAACATCGAAGCGGACCTTGCTAAGTCTACTAAACGTTACAAAGCTCTTGATCCTGACATGGTATATGATGGTGATTGGGGTGAAGTAGTAGGTACTCCGTGCATGGTTACCACCGTCAACAATGTTAGTGGTGATAATGTATACACTAACGTAGCTTCTGTCACTAGCATGCGTGCTCGTGATGCAGCTAAAGCTCCTGAGCTTATTAACGAGCCAAAGGTGTTTAGTCTTGATGAACCTGATGTGGATGTGTTCCGTTCCTTCCCTCAATGGATTCAGGACAAGATCAAAGGCAACCTAGAGTATGATGGTAGTGCCCTTCAGAAGGCCCTGGAAGGGGCTCCTAAGCAAGAAGAGAAGAAGGGTAAGGCTAACCCTAGGGTAGAGGAAGAAAACGCTCAGGAAGACTTCGTAGACGACGCACAAGGGGACGATGACATTCCATGGTAATCTATGTATGGCCTGATGGTTATTGGTTGTACGAATGGGCAGTAGAGGATAACGCCAGTCTTGCGAGGCTGGCTAGTCCTCATAAGAAGATTGATCTAGACAATCACCTGGACTACAACCTTACTGTAGATGAAATTAACGCATGTATTGAGGCATTGGATGAGTAAGAAAATCGTTAACGTTGGAGACTTCGTAGAGGTCTTGGATAGTAGTTTTGTTGAACATGGCGTCAAAAAGGGTGACTTCATCTACATTGCTGGCGACAGTATTGTAGCTGTTAGTGAGAAAGACCCTTACCAACTTCGTCGGCTGTTCGTAGCTGCATTCATGGAAGATGGCCATATCTTGGCAGATCGTAAGCCTTTCCTTATTGATGGAAAGCGTTGTAAGCCTGTCTCTGAAGCTAAACAACAGAAGTTTGCAGAGAAGATGAAACAAGATTTCGGTGAGAAGAATGAAACCTCTAATTGATGGTGACATTCTTCTATACGAAATTGGAAACAGTGCGGAGTACATTGATGAGAACGGTGAGAAAATCATTCGTGACTTTGAGTTTGCTGGCAATCTTATCGATCAAAAGATCAAAGAAATTTGTGCCGAAGTGTGGGCTACTGAAGAGCCAACTATCTTTATCACCAACAATCGTCGCATCCACAAGAAAGTCAATAGGCAACGTAAGTCTGAAGGAAAACCGCTTGTCGAATATGTTCCTAACTTTAGAGAAAGCATAGCTAAGAAAAAGGAATATAAAGCAGGCCGTAACCCTGAGAAGCCTTTTCACTATGACAATTTGTTAGTCTATCTATTGGCTAACTATGAATGTGAAATGGCTTTCGGTATGGAAGCTGACGATCTAATGTCCATCAAGCAATGGGGTAGGGTAAAGGATGGTCATCTAGACACCATTATTTGTACCCGAGATAAAGACTTACGGATCACCCCAGGTATGCACTTTGGATGGGAGTGTGGTCGTCAAGTCCAATATGGTCCAGCTCGTGTCACTGAGCTGGGTGAGATTAGAATTACCAAGGATAAGAAAAAGATAATTGGCAATGGACTTAAATTCTTCTATTCCCAACTTGTCACAGGAGATTCTACAGACAATATCCCCGGAGTACCAGGAGGTGGTCCTGTCACTGCTTTCGAATCCGTTCATGACGCCGAAAGCGAAGCTGAGTTGTTTGAGAGAGTGGGAGCACTATACAAAAATAAGTATGGGGACAACTGGGAAGCAGAAATGAGGGAGCAAGCTGACTTGCTCTGGATGGTAAGAGAGCTTAATGAAGACGGCTCTCCTGTAATGTATAAGTGGCCAGAGGTAAATTGATGGCAGGAAGACCAAGCGGAGATAAAACTAGATGTGACGGTCAGTGGACAGAAGCAAAGTTTCGATCATTCATTAAGAATAACCTAAGAGGTACGTCCAGAAAGTGGGCTCCTATTCAGAAGTGTAAGAAAAATGCTAATGTCTCTAGAGGTCTTTACGAGTGTGCTGAATGTAAAGAGCATGTACCTCCAACCGTATATGACGAAGATAAACGTAAACGCGTAACCAACATCTTCGTAGATCACATCGAACCAATTATTGACCCAGCGGTGGGGTGGGTAAGTTGGGACAGCACAATCGACCGCATGTTTTGTGACTCAAGTAACCTACAACTTCTTTGTAGGAAATGTCACAGTATTAAGTGTCAAGAAGAAATTGACATTACTAAAGAACGACGCCAAAAGGAAAAGAATAGTGAAGAATAGTTTTAAAGGTAACAGTCTGTTTAATGATGTACAAGACCCGGCCCTGCGTACATGGAATCGTGCTGCTGTGATGTTTAATCTAACGGCTGATCGTGGTGTGGAAGTAGCCCGTCAGTATATGGAAAAGCTTGATGATGTTAGTAAGAAACAAGTGTACGCTATGCTTAATGTTGTCGCTGCTCAAGGTTATGAAAAGACTAAACAGAAAGTAATCAAGGGAGAATACTCTAAGGTAGAGGGCAATATTAATGCCTAATATCTACATCATTGATATTGAGACAGCACCTAAAGTAGCTTACGTCTGGCGCTTCTTCAAGGAAATGATTGGAGCTAAACAGGTTCTTGATCATGGTCATATCATGTCCTTCGCGGCTAAGAAGTTGGGGAGTGATGATATCATCTATGTCGAGAACAGAAAAGATGATGATAAGTACATCACCCAAGAACTGATTAGCGTACTGGACGACGCTGATATTGTTGTTGCACACAACGGTGATAAGTTCGACCTTCCAACAATTAATGGCCGTGCTCTTGTACACGGCCTTAAGCCGCCATCTCCATACAAGACCGTAGACACTCTCAAGGTAGCTCACAGAGAGTTTAAGTTTGAACGTAATAATCTGGAGTATCTGGCACACGTTCTTGGTTGTGCCCCTAAAGAGGGTCATGCTAAATTCCCTGGGTTTGAGTTGTGGCTTGAATGTCTCAGACAAAATGAAGAAGCATGGGCTGAGATGAGGAAGTATAACATCCAAGATGTGCTTACTCTGGAAGAAGTCTATACCAAGATGAGACCTTGGATTCGTAATCATCCTAATGTAGGAGTATTAAAAGAAGAGCATGATACAGTGTGTCCCAAGTGTGGCTCGGCTAGGCTTGTACATAGAGGCTATGCGACAACTTCAGTTGGCAAGTATCAACGATATCGTTGCTCAGACTGTGGGGGATGGTCACGATCTAGGTTCAGCGTCTATCCAAAAGAAAAACGTAAAGCCCTTCTCGTCAATGCGGTGTGATATGGATAACTCAGCTCTTAATAACCAAGAAGGTGGGTCTCATTATAAGACCTTAAAAATTCAACCTATTGAATACATTCATGCCAACAATATTGGCTATCTAGAAGGTAACGTTATTAAATATGTTACGAGACACGAAAGTAAGAACGGTGTAGAAGACATTAATAAAGCTATACATTACCTTCAACTTATCAAGGAGCTTAAGTACGGTGGCTGAAATCAAAGTAGAACTAGTGGATAGTATGGGAGATGACTTGCGGGTGGCTAATGCTGCCCGTGTGTCTTTCAACAAATGGAAAGAAGAGTTAGACGAGGGTGATGTTGGTCTTATTAATTACCTTGCTCGTCATGAACATTCTAGTCCTTTCCGTCATACAGCAATTACCCTTAGTTGTAAAGCTCCGGTCTTTCTTGCTAGGCAGCTCGGCAAGCACCAAGTTGGACTCTCTTGGAACGAGGTATCACGTCGCTACGTCGATGCTGGTATTGAATTCTTTGTTCCTGATAATTGGCGTAGTCGCCCTGATGGTTCCGTAAAACAAGGTAGTGGCGGAGTCGTAGAAGATAATGACATGTTTAAATCAATCTATTCTGAGTATATAAAGCATTCACTGGCTACTTATGAAAACATGCTTGCTTGCAATGTAGCGCCAGAACAAGCTCGTATGGTGTTGCCTCAAAGCATGATGGTTGATTGGATTTGGACTGGAAGTCTGACTGCCTTCTTCCATGTATGGCGTCTACGTATTGATAGCCACGCTCAGAAAGAAGCTCAAGAGTTTGCACAGAAGTTGGAAGAAGTTGTTCAACCCATTTTCCCACATTCTTGGAAGGCCCTTAAAAATGCTTAAACCAACTAAAATGCATGAACTGTATGACCTTGCCCTGCATGACCGCAAGAACATGCCTGTAGTGGCGTATGGAAGCGCTGGGACAGGTAAGACATATGGTGCTATTGGTCGAGCTGTATCGTGGCTAGAAACTAACCGTAAGAGCCGTGTAGTGATTGCTAGGCCTAACGTCTCTTTCGCTGATACTAACGGGTTTCTGCCTGGTACTGAGCGAGAGAAGTTGGAGCCTTGGATTAGGCCCCTGCAACAAAACTTTATCGAGCATGGTATTGGCATCCGACACCAAGAAGACCTTGAGAAAAACCACCGTCTTCAATACTACATGCTTGAACATATTCAAGGGCTTACCTGGGATGACTCTCTCATCATTGTAGATGAATGTCAGAACATGTCCTTCGAACAGATTAAAGTGTTGGTAACTCGTGTAGGTGAGTACAGCAAACTTGTATTGTGTGGGGACATTGCTCAAACCTCTCCTCTGTTTAAAAACTCTGGACTTGCGAGATTTATTGATATGGTCGGTAGATATAACTTGCCTGTCCATACTATTCACTTCACTGTAGATGATGTTCTTCGTAGTGAAACTTGCAAGATGTTCATTCAAGCTTTTGAGGAAGAAGAACATGATCGCAGCATTTAATGCACTACTTGAGTGTTTCGTAACAGGTTTATTCACAGCCCTAATCTTGCTAGGGTTATCACGTCTAGGCTATATGCCTATGTTAATGGTTGTTCAACAAGAGGAAAAGAATGAAGAAGATGACACTGTTGAGCGCTAATTGGTGTGGACCATGTGGCGTAATCAAAGAATGTATTGGTCGTAACGAATATCAAGTAGAGGTTATTGACATTGACAAAGACCCTGCGGCTGCAAGAGAGTTTGGTATCAGAGGTATACCTACTCTAGTAGTGTTCACTGATGAGAAGCCTGAGCTTGTAACAGGCGTACATAATATTCTAGTTAAGATGAAAGAGGTAAGTAATGCCCAGACTGCTTGAGCCTAAGTATAGTTATACCTTTGACTATCCTGAAGCCATTCAGTTTGCTAAGGTACAGTCATCTATCTTCTGGACTGATGACGAGATTAACGTAGAAAAAGATATTCAAGACATTCGTGTAAACATGACAGAGGCGGAGGCACATGGAGTCATTACAACACTTCGTCTCTTTACTCTATACGAACTGGTTGCTGGTCGTGACTATTGGCTTGGTCGTGTCCTCAAAACTTTCCCTCGTCCTGATATTGAGAGGATGGCAGCTACTTTTGGGTTCTTTGAACTTAATGTTCACGCTCCGTTCTACAATAAGATTAATGAAGCGCTTATGCTCAATACGGACGAGTTTTATCTTGCTTATGTTAATGATCCCATTCTGAAAGAACGTATGGAGTTTGTTGACAGTCTGGTTGAGGAAGATGACCCACTGTACAGCCTAGGGGCGTTCTCTATGGTAGAGGGTGCGGTTCTCTATTCTAGCTTTGCCTTCCTGAAGCACTTCCAAGCTAAAGGTAAGAACAAGCTTATGAACGTAGTGAGGGGTATTAACTTCTCTGTACGTGATGAGAACCTACATTGCGAAGGCGGGGCTTGGCTTTATAACACGCTCAAGCAAGAGATTAAATCCGAAGGTGGTTACATCAACCCCAACCTTGAGTATGACTTGGCAAACTGTGCTCATACCATTGCAGAGCATGAGTTCCGTATTGTTGATATGATTTTTGAGAAGGGTGAAATGGAAGGCATCACTGCTGAACAAATGAAAACCTTCGTTAAGTCTCGTGTCAACATCTGTCTTGCTCAGCTTGGTATTGAACCTGTCTTTGAAGTAAGTAACAATATTGTTGCAGAGTGGTTCTATGATGGTATCAATGGCGTCATGTTCCATGACTTCTTTAGCGGCATTGGTAACAGTTACAATCGTTCCTGGGATGAGAAAGGATTTAATTGGTGATGTATGGGCAGAGTTTTAGTGGCATGTGAATACTCCGGTGCAGTTAGAGATGCATTCATTAAAGCCGGCCATGATGCAATGTCATGTGATCTGCTACCAACAGATAGGGAGGGGCCACACTACCAAGGAGACATGTTTGAGTTGGACTTCTCTAAATTTGACCTAGTTATCGCACACCCACCCTGCACTGCTGTATGTGTTTCGGGAAACAGGCATTACTCGGGGACTAAGGCCAGGTTGGATGGTCTTGCTTTCATAGAAAGAGTTTGGAATATTCCTGTCGAGAAACTATGTCTTGAGAATCCTGTGGGGGTGATAAATAGTTACCTTAACCTCCCCAAACCGCAATATATCCAACCATGGATGTTTGGTCATGGGGAGACAAAGAAAACTGGGTTGTGGAAGAGAGGCTTACCAGACTTAGTGCCCACGAATATTGTTGAGGGAAGGGAACAGAGAATCTGGAAGTTGCCGCCAACAGGAGATCGTTGGAAGATTAGAAGCGAAACTTACAAAGGTATTGCAGAAGCAATGGCTGAACAATGGGGGAAATTACTTGACTAGTATTTACGAGAAACTTTCCCAAGAGAGGAAAGAACTTCAAGCACAAGGTCTAGTACCTGAATGGATGACTACTGGTGGATGGCAACTCTTTAAAGAAAAATATTTGTGGGAGGCGAGAGGACTTAAAGACACATACGAACGTATCGCTAAAACTGCTGCACAACATACTGACGACCCTGACAAGTGGGCCGCTAAGTTTTTTGATGTTCTTTGGCGCGGCTGGCTTGCTGCCTCTACTCCTGTTCTTAGTAACATGGGCACAATCAAAGGTATGCCGGTAAGCTGCTCTGGTCAGTATATTGAGGACTCTATTGATGGATTCTACTCAGCCTACCACGAAACGGCTATGCTTACAAAGAATGGCTTCGGCACGTCGGGCTATCTCGGCGATATCAGACCTCGTGGAAGCATCATTAGTACCGGAGGAAAAGCTTCAGGTACTCTGCCAATCTTTAAGCATTTTGTCCAAGACATGCGAGATGTTGCACAAGGAACTTCTCGGAGAGGAGCATGGGCAGGGTATCTGCCTATTGACCACGGAGACTTCTACGAAATCGTAGACTACCTAAAGAACTTCCCAGACGACCTTAACATTGGCTGGAACCTAAGCCAAGCGTTTATTGACCGTCTAGAAGTAGGTGATGTAGACGCTGTACAACGCTTCCAGAGAGCAATGTATGTTAAGGCTATCACTGGTAAGGGTTATTTCTTTAAGCCTGACACAGTGAACGCTATGAACCCACAGGTGTATAAAGACAGGGGGCTTGAAGTTAAAGCCTCTAACCTTTGCACTGAGATTACATTGTTTAGTGACGAAGACCATACCTTCACTTGTGTGCTCTCGTCTATGAATCTGGAGAAGTATGATGAATGGAAAAACACAGACGCAGTGTTCGTGTCTACAGTGTTTCTTGACTGCGTTGCACAAGAGTTTATCCGACTCGCCAAGGGACAAAAGGGTTTTGAAAAGAGTGTTAGATTCACTGAGGCAAGCCGGGCTCTTGGGCTTGGAGCCCTTGGTTTCCACACCTATCTGCAAGCTAAGATGATCCCACTTGAGTCTTTCGAGGCTCATATGATTAACTTAGAAATCTTCCAACATCTACATGAGGAGGCCACTCGTGCTACGAAGTGGATGGCAAAAGCTTGGGGTGAACCTGAGTGGTGTAAAGGTTATGGTGTTAGGAACACTCATCTACTTGCTATTGCCCCAAACACATCTTCTGCTCTTATCTGTGGGGGCGTCTCCCAAGGTATTGAGCCGGTGGTTGCAAATCTGTACAATCAACCAACCTCCGCAGGGGAAATTTACAGGGTCAATCCTGTCTTTCTTAACCTGGCAAAGAAACGTGTTGGTTGGACTGACGAACTCGTTAAAGACTTAATCAAATCTGAGGGTAGTGTACAACATCTTGATTGGCTTAGTCCGAAAGAGAAGGCTGTATTCAAGACGGCTTATGAGGTGGATCAAGCAGCTCTGGTTAGACTAGCAGCAGCTAGACAACCTTACATCTGTCAAGCCCAATCTATTAACTTGTTCTTTGACGCTAACGAAAGCGAGGCTTACATTGCTCAAATCCATAAAGAAGCTCTACTCAATCCACAAATCAAGTCCCTCTACTACATGCGAACCAAAGCAGGAGTGCAGGCAAGTAAGGGGGAGTGTGAAGCGTGCAGTGGATAATGCAATGCTCAATGACGTGAATTTCTGCTAGAAAAATTTTTGGCAAAAGAAAAGGGGACTTTTTGTCCCCTGCTCTTTATCTCTCTAACTTACCTTCCAATCTGGCTACGTTCTTGCTCAGACTATCTACGCTATCAGACAACTTACCAAGCACCCTAATGGTTTCAGCCTGTGTCTTCTCAGCGTTCTCTAGCTTAGTTTCAAGCACTTGTGTTTGAACAACAAGCCCCTCACTTTTGGCAACGTCATGTTTAATGTCTTGAACATCGGCGTACAATATCCCTCCGCCAAACACTAAACTACCTACAGTAACTACGGTTTGAACACCAGTACCAATCTTATCTAATAGTGCCATTAGCGCTTCCTCGTAGCGAAGATATCAGTCACCTTCTTAATGCCGAAGGAAGCTGCGAAGACTACACCAATAAGATATTGATACCACTCTGGGCATTCGGACAGGTTCTTAAACCCAGCCTCGACAATACCATCAGCCCCAGGGATAAACGCCAGTACCATAGGTACAGAAATGAGGATGGTAAGCCACTCATCTTTCCAGCTAGACTTACTAGCCTCAGCTTGAATGTTGTCCCAGTTAGCATCATTATTAATCTGAGTTACTTGCTGATTAATCTGAGCTTCCTGAATCTTCTGCTTACCTTCCAGCCAAGTCTTACCTAGCCCAGCTAGCCCTCCTATTACATCGACAATCCACATTTCATTTCTTCCACTTCTTAGTCTTCTTAGACTTTCCGGCTTTGCTATAAGCAATTGCTACTGCTTGATCAGTAGGTCTGCCGCTCTTCTTAAGCTCAGCAATATTCTTGCTGATCGTCTTCTTTGATTTTCCTCGTTTTAACGGCACAATTGTACACCTTTTCGATATGTCCTAGAAAAACTTCTTGTGGCATTGCGTTTTTCATCATATTGCAAGTCCCACAACAAGTAACCATATTACCTGTTTCGTAGCCCCTACTACTGTCTATGCGATCTATCCCGCAATAATTAAATCCAGTTCTGCACTTGCCCTTATGTATTTGTGGGTTTACATCCCCACAATAGTGGCAAGCCCCTACTGCATAAGAATAGAACTCTTCCTTAGAAACATTAAATGCAATTCCTCTGCATTTAGCTGAATGTTTGTAAGCTAAAAATAAGCTGTTCTTAGCAGCTTCGCCATCTGGCAATCGCCTTGCTTTAGCCCTTTCTTCCCTTCCTATGTGCCCGCAGGATATTGTCGTCCCATGGCATAATGTACCAGTGGACATTTGTTTTTCTACGCCGCAAGAACATTTAACATTCCATACCGCCCTTTTCTGGCCCGAAGGTTGCACATGGGAGTGGCTAAAGGAGAGCACAGTTAACTCCCCAAAAGTCTTGCCTACTATGTCCGATCTTTTCAAATACTCTTGCCTTTCTTTAGGGGCATATCATTCACCTATGAATTGTTTACGTTCTTTGGCCCGCCTATTAGCAAGACCCTTAATGACAACAAGCTTCCCATCTACTCGGCCTTTGTTCCACACTAGGAACTGATCAGCCGCTCCAATATAATCCCCAGCATTAAGCTTCTTAAGCAACGTCGAGGTCTTGAAATTAGCAGGACCAATGTTGTACACCAAACTCACCAGAGCATCGAACTGATGCTGTTTTAGTGGAACCTTGACGTAGGTATTGACATACCCTTCAAACTCCACCAGACGCTTCCTAAGACGCTTCTCGGCCTCTTCCTTAGTGATAGTAAGGCCCTTAACTACATCAGGGCCAGTATCACCATATCCAATAGTCCACACCCCTACAGAATCGAGGTAGGCTACAAGACGTAGCCCCTCGTGTTCTTTAATGGCGTCGATATTATTCGTTCGCACTATTCTCCTCCTCTCCAATACCAAACAAAGCTTCGTAATTCTTCTGCCAAGTAGACCGATAGTCAGTGTTACCATCCAAATGAGCAGACATACGAATAAGCCTGTTCAACACAGGAGAGACACTCTTGTTCAGGTCCTGAGCTTTCCTACGGATGGCAAGAGAAGCATCAGGCTTGGCTTGGAACACCACACCACTGCCAGTAAACACAGGTTTGATAACATCAGTCGGATTGCTAACAGTAGAAGTAGCTTGACCTCTAAGTGCTTGGCTAGGAGTGGCTTGTAGATCAATGATTCGAGCTTGCTCATACTCCTTCTGAATGAGGGGAATGACAGCTTGTTCGTATTGTTGGCTCAGTACGTTCTTAGCCGCTACTGCTGTGTCAGCAGGAACACCACCACGAGCGCTGGTATACTTACCAAATTGAGGATCAGCCAGGAAGTCAACAATCTGGTTGAAGTCTTGAGGACGCTCAGTGGCAGGACCATAAGCATTGATACCTTTCAGCATTTGACTAACGTGTTGATCAAGCTCACGCTCAGCAAGCTGATCGCCATTCATACGACCACCATTGAAAGCAGTCATACCTTCTTTAACCATAGACAGGTAGCTTTGGTTGGACTGTTTCTCGTTGTCATTATCTGGCATAACATCAACAGGCTTACCACCAGTTTGGCTAGGCATGTTCTGGCTAATCTTATCCACTACCTTCCTATCAATTACTTGCAGGAGGTTAGGGGAAGCGTATTGGAACATACTAGAGGTAGCTACTACACGAGCTACTTCAGGGTCACCAAGTAGGTTGAGCTTCTGCTGAGCGAGGATGTTCTCGTTCTTATTCTTCAACACTTCGTTATCAATTTTACCACTTACATAGTCAAGAGCAGTTTGATAGCGTAGCTTCATGGGGTTGGTGATGTTGTTAACGTACTCGGACGGTGCGTCAGAACCGATCTGAGAGACAGTCTGCTGAATGATGGCGTATTGTTGGTTGACCATCATAATGGCATCTTGCTCACTAATCTCACCACGATCCTTACGAGCCATAATCTCTTGAAGATCGTTGTTGAACTTGTAGTTGTAACTATCAGCAAGATTGCCTACAGCCACTCTAGAGCGCTCAGCACGCTCTCTTTGTACGAGGCCTAGCCTAGCACTATCTCTGGAGTAAACAGCCGTCTGTTGGTTAATCTTGGCCGTTTGCAGGGCTACTTGACGTTGTTGCATCTGCAAGTCTTCTTGTGCACGTTTGAAGTTCAGATAATTCTGAGTGGCTTCAAGTCGTTCACCCTCTCCTTTAGCACTCGGTGGTACCCAACCATTCAGAGTAGCTTCCTTCTCGGCAGCCAGCCAAATCTTTTCCTTGTCAGTTCCATCAGCTACAACCTTACCAAGACCAGAAGTAGAGACAAGTTGTTTCTGCAACTCTGCGAAATCACCAACCAAAGCGGGGCTGTTAGCCACCGCCTCAGTATAGTTTTTACGCATACGCATACGTGCTTCTTGGCTGGAGATATCCCCCATGTCCACAGCGTCTGCTAGTTTAAGTTGGGTTTGTGCAAAGTTGCTAAGGGCTTGGTTCTTCATCTGCTCAAGTTCAGCTTTCTGTCTAGCAACCTGAGTCTTGAGCAACCCAGGCACTACGGTCTGGGCTATGTCAGAGAATGCGTCAAGAGTCACAGAAGAAGATCGGTCAACCACCGGAGGCATGGGAGTGGTTGCACTCCCAGCCAGAGGTTGGATACCAGTATTGAATTCAGCCATTAGGGCTCCTTATAACTATCAATAAAATCAATGGTATTTTGGATTTGGCTGCGTTGCTCTTCTGTAATGTTAGGCATACCGTTAACCAAATTCTTAAGTTCATCTTTGCTCATAATGCCAGTCATGTTGAGCAAGTTCTTGTACATACGATTGTCGCCACTCTCAAGGTCCTTTCTCAGGAGTTGGTCGATAATCTGCTTGGCTTTGAAATTGTCATTTCCCCACACACGCCAAGCTTCACTGTAAACCTGAAGGATGTTGTTATACTCTTCAGTCGATTTACCAGAAGCAACCATGTGTTGTTTCAGACCTCTATACCATTCAGTTACGTCCTTCTCGAAAGATTTAGATTTCTCGTAGGTAGTGTTACTCACCCAATAGCGTTGAGCTTCATCCAAAGTACCGAAGCCCAGGGCTTGTGCCATAGCTTCAGGAGTGGACACACGACTATCAGTTACGCCACCAAGGGTGTTAACCTTGTTACCATACTCCATAGCATAAGCTGCTTTGTACGCGTTAGAGAAACCAGACGACAACTTACCAAACTGCAAAGCCACTTGGCTAAACGTAGTTGGGTCTTCATAGTCATCAATCAAGTTGAAGTAACGAGCAGCAGTCTTAGCAAAGTTGGTGATACGAGGGTTGTTCCCAAACAGGAGCTGACCACTAGGAGTGGAAGCCAGGATGGTGCCAACATCAGTAGTGAACAGGCTGTGAATGAAGTCCATAGTTCCATACAAATCAAAGGGACTCAATCCACTCCAGTCAATACGAGTTTCCTCGCCAGTAGCCAAGGACAACAGTTTGTTGAGCATAGCCCCTTCAAGACCGTTAACCACAGCATCACGAGCTACAGGGTCATTAGGCAGAATACTACCAAACCAACTATACATAGCAGCCGGTGGTAGAGTATACATCACTGCGTTAAACCCTAGCAGTCTCAACTTCTGTTGAGGAGTGAGTACACGGTTAGTAGTCATAGTGGTCAATGCTTTATGCGGAACTTGCATAAACTGGAAGACAGCAGCCAAGAAGTTCTGGTTGTACGGCATATCACCAGCAGCGTTCATGTTGTAGGTGTAGTTACGTGCCAGAGCTGAAATTTCTTCCAGAGTGTCTTTAGCGTGTACGTCCTTACCTGCACGAATAGCTGCGTCACGATGGGCCAACCAAGCAGTCTGCATGTTCACGTTTTCACCAGCATCAAAACCAACTCGACGGAGGAAGGTCAACGGAGCAAAGTCTTTCTTAGCGGCTTGGTCAGCCAGACTAGCCATAGCACCACGGATTAGGTTTTGCTTGTCAATGGAAGCTACAAGACCAGAGGCGTCAAACTCTTTAAACATCTGACGAGCTTCATCCAAAGTCATACCTGCTGCTTTAAGCAGGGCTTTGTTTGGAGCAATGCCAAGTTGGAAAGAGGTGAGGATGGTAATCTGAGGAGTAGCCAATCCACTCATAATCCAACGTGGGAAGTTAGCGAAGAGTTGTACAGCTTGGTGGCTCTGCACTACCAATTGACGGAGAGGGTTAAGAGCTAGATACAGGTTGAACGCAATGTTCTTACCCATAGCGCTCAAACCTCTTGCTTCACCTAGCCAAGTGAATGCCTTCTCAGTTTTAGTGAGCCCAGCATTACCAGCAATGTCTGCAATGGTTTTCAACGTAGCTTTGATGCCATCGTCAATGTGGTTAATATAGCCATCTTCCATGTAACGCAGGTAGGAGAAGGTAGTTCTAGCGTCAGCCAATCTTTTACTGTCCGGGGTATGACCACCATAGTAACGAACATCATCAACCTTGCTCGGGAAAGTAGGTCTACCAAATTGATCTTTAGGCAGATACTCTCTGAACTGATTGACAAAGCGCTCTTTAGTAACTTCCAGATAGTCACGCATGCTCACACGGTTAGCAATGCTACGAGCAGACAAGATCATACTATCTACAGGACCAAGGATGTTAGCCTGACTAGGGCTGCTCAAAGTAGAGGTGGCATCTTCCAATCTCTTACCACGAATCTTCTGAGCGCTACGGCCTCTAGCAGATTGCAGGTCCCAATGATCATCACCTCTAAATCCTTCCTTCTTCAGGTCAGGACGACGATAGAAGTCGCTGGCACTGTCTACAGCTTTCATCCTACGAACCATCAAGTCTGCGTCTTTGACGTTGCCAGCAGTCGCTACAGCCTTCTCATACAATACATTGCCACGCTTATCCTTCACCACTTTAACAATGAATTGCGGGTCTTTGTAATGTACAGAGTAGTAACCTCTGCGGTAGTTCAAGACTTGACTACTATCATTCAAAGCTCTCAGGTAACCTCTACCTGCCGCTTGCTCAGAAACAATAAACTCAGCCGCATCATCGCCCCTTTGTACGGGCTGACGCAATTGTGCTATAGTTCCATTACGTTGGTACAGATCAGTCAACTCTTCATTACTGAGAACTCTAATCTCATCATTGATATGGTCATACACCTTAGCTGAACGACCAATACGTTGACGGCTAACAGGGCGGGCAAACAACCTAGTGTCATAAGCTTCGTCTACAAACTCTTGATAACCACGAGCACGGAGGGTGCGTGCCATGTCTTTATTCTCAATCCAATAGGCCGTGTCCCAATAGTGTTTCCAACTACGAAGAGTATCCATCTCGGCTTTGGTCAAACCGTCGGCTGCCATCTTGGCATAATCAAAATTCAAACCTTGGTCGTTAGCTTTCTTGATGATATCGTTCAACAAAGCTTGCCTTTCTTTAGGCAACTTAGTGAAGTTATCAGTAAAGGTTTTACCTACGTCCAATAGTTGCTTCTCAAGGCTCGCAGCTTTGTCTACAGCGACGTTTGCACCCTTGATAATGGTAGGGTGAAGGGTAGAGGCAAAATCGAGCACATGAGCTTGTAGAGAGCCTGCACCAGCAGCGCCATTGAAAGCAGGGATACGGTCGAAGATGTTGTACTTAACATCGGCCTCAGCCCACTGAGCTACATCCAGAGGGGAGAACTTATACTCATGATCAACCATAACCAAGAAGTCTGGTTTAGTGCGAGTGATAGACATGCCTCTAGCACCACCTGGACCGCCTACGATAACATCCTTAGCCAACCTAATATTAGCTTGCTCGTCAGTTACAGCGTAGTAGTTAGGGCCATCACGTTGCATGAGAATGATATTTTTATCTTCAACACCGTAGTCCCTCAGCGCCCACTTAGCCATTTCCCTAGCTTCTTCAGCCGAGCTAAAGCCACCCTGAGCAGGTCCGTACATAGCACGAATCTTAACGCCATCGGGCAGGTCTTCTACTTGGAACATTTCCTTGCGGGCATTCATGCCATGCACTTGTTCAAAGTCGTTAACTACGTCTGCACGAAGTTGACGCTTCTCAGCTTCCCAATAGTGGATGGCTCCGTTATTGTTAACGAAGTCCATTAGTTCTGCTGGAGGGGTGATTTGTTGGTCGTACATTGCACCAGCATTTCCCACTTTAGCTTTGACACTATTGTCTACACTACCAATTTGAGGGGCCAAATCGTGTACAATAGCTTCTTCCCTAGAAGCACCATAAAGGGCTTGAGAAGCTTCACCAGTAAGGTCAGAGGCAGCAGCTTCGTGTACAGCTTGTGCTTTAGCTGGGTTAGTGTCTTTATAGTTCTGACTAATAGTGGTCGGCTGTACTCGGTTAACAACAGACTCACGTCTAATGTTTCGTGCAGTGTCTTCACTAATCCTAGCAGCCCTAGTAACACCACGAGCCACACGACCTGCATAAGCACCAAGACCTACGATGTTCAGAATAGAGACTACGTTATCCACCCACTTAAAAGTGTCATCGTAATAACCCTCTTCCAAGAACGAACGGAGATAGTCGACTTTAGCAAAATCATTCTCGTCCACCATAACGATATTCTTGTTAGCGTTAACGGCGTTTACAACGGCCTGTGCGAAGCCGATACGTTGCTCCGGTGGGATGCTATTGACCATGTCCTTAATATCCATCTTAGCGCTTCCCAGCATAGCTGTGGCTTGGATATAGGCATGACCACCACCATTCTTAAGATCATCTAGAATGGTGCCAGCAAATTTGCTCTCTACGAACGGGATGAAATACTGAAACACATCAGCAAAAGCTGTCATAGTCTCAGCGTCTACAGCAGCTACTTGACCATTGAGTATGGCTTGAGCTTCCCTCTTATACTCGTTTACAGCTTGAACACTATCAGCAAGATTAACACGAGTAAACTCCATTTCACTGTTCTCTTTACCAGAGGGTGCAATGATGGCGTTAGTGGAGAGAGTGTTACGAATATTGTATCTACTATCTTGCCAATCGAGAACTCCAAGAGCCGCTTTCTTTTTCTCTTCATCAGAAACATTAGGGTCCACCAGAAGATTTACAAGGGCTTGTTTTTGTTGATTGAAAGATTGTTGCTTAGCAGTGTCAAAGATTGCTTGGGCCGCTTGCGACTTACCCTCCAACGACATTTCAGAGAGAGAAGTGTTGTAAGCGTCCATTACTTGCTGTGGGTCTTGGACAAGTGCAGCAGAGTGAGCGGCTAGGTTCAAGTTGGATGCTTGGTTGCTAACCGGTGCTGTTTGATTCACCCCAACTTGGAATTCACCAAGCTCCGGGGTAGCAGTAGAATTAAATTCTTGAAGACTAGCCATCTATTCCTCGTTATTGAAACAAATTAAGTGTAAACGGATTGGTCACAGTACTTGGCGACATATTAGCTCCTGCTGCTGCGCCAGTACCAATACCTGGGTTAGCAGCGGCTGCATTAGCTGCACCAAATCCACTGTACAAGCTAAGGCCAGTCATAGCCAACTGGCTGAACTGTTGCCCACTTTGTGCCCTTACCTGAGCGTCAGAAGCCTTCTGATTATAATAACCAATGGCGAGATTAGCTTGTTGCTCTGATGTAATGTTAGAGATATTCTGACCTACTTGAGTGTTGATAGCCGACTCAGCTCCGATCTGACCAGAACTGGCAGCTACGCCCGTGTTCTGAGAAGACTGTTGAATCTGAGCCCGTCTAACACGCTCTTGTCTAAGCTGTTGTCGCTTAGTTTCTAGGTCCCTGTTCATCCGTTCGTTTTGAGCAGTGGAGGCAGCTTTTCTTTGTGCTTTAGCAGCATCTTCCATAGCCCCCTTTTGAGTAATAATCTCATTAGCTTTACTAGCTGCTATTACGGCAGCGATAGTGATGGAGATCGGATCAGCTCCCATCTAAGTACCTCCAATTTTTCTCCGTTAACCTCTATAGTGTCTAGATGATCAAAAGAATTATCTAACACTTTACAGAATTTTATATTAGGTGTGTATGTGTGGATATAATCAAAACCGGAAATATACGCCTCCTCTTTGATAATAGCCCACCAAGTTTTTAACTTCTTCATAAGGTACATGCTAGGTTCTGTCTTGATATAGCAATGGCAGAACAAGAGGCCATCTCTGACCTCTGCCCCGACCTTTACTTCAGAATCTTCACACACTACGACTTCATTAGACTGTTCCATTTACATCCACCAACATAGACCAACCATAAATGTGAAGGTTCTTCTTAGGTTCAGTGGTGATATACAAAGACAAGACTTTACCACTTCCCCGCAACCTGCTTTTGGTTTCTACTACAGAGTTGCCATCATCAAATTGGTTATCGATGTTGTCTGGGAAAAAGTGTCTTCTAAATCTGTAGGCTTGCCAAGTCCTACCCCATTTGTTAGAGGCCGGAGAGTTAGTCCAAGACCACTGACTCTGAACCATACACGAGGATTGGTTGGTTGGTGTCCAATCGCCTTCAGCATCTTCTACAAAACCATCCTCAGTCTTCTTGAAGTGGAAAGTGATATATGGGACAAACTTTTCTCTTTGGTAATCACCACCAGCCAGATACCCTGTCAACAGATAAGCAGGTGCGTCAACTCCTATGCCGTCAACCGACTTCCAGTCAACAAACTCCTCATCTGTATATCCACCAAAGCTGATACGCATAGGTGAGGACAACTTTTCTACAATGATGTATTTGGTTTCCCTGATTACTGGCGATCTAGTGCTAACCTTAACGGTGACCAATTCCCCAGTGGCAGTTACCTGCTCAGAGGCTACGGTTACTTCTTCGCCAGTCTCCACCAATTTGTAGGGTGGAATTTTTACAGAGCCTACAGGAATTGGCAACCTACCAGCAGTCAAGCTTCCAATCTTAGATGGATAGAACGCACCCAAGGCAAGATCAAAAACTAACTCAGTGACTGGCTCAGTCCTGCCATCCAAGACAGTATTGTAAAGCCATTTAACTTTCTTATCGTAACTGTCATAAAAACCAGTAGCGTTTAGAATAGCATCAGATGGAATCTTTTCATAATACTTCTGAATGGTCTTCTCAGTGAGGTTGTTTGCTACATAATCACCGTATTGGTTTCTGGTCAAATGGTAAATACCATCATCACCCCAATACATGAAACTGTTATCAACAACCACTACGGAGTTAGGAGAAGAGCAGCCATGCTCACTGATCTTAGTAACAAGGTAGTTGGTTGCAGTGAATCCATAGTCACTACCACCTTGGATCATCCATATGCCGTTAGCTGCCACTACCATTACAGCACTTCCGACATTGACCAAATTGATAATGTCGTGGGCGCCTTCGATACGAATAAATCCGCCATCAGTATCTACTAGTTCTGGCTCTTCTGTACTGGTAGGATCACCATCTTGGTAGCAGTTCACAATATCTGCTGGACTATCTACCAATTGGCTAAACAAAATGTAGGAAACAAGTCTAGGTGATTGATCATCACCATCAATAATCTGACCAGAGAAACCAGCATACCAAACCCTGCCAGCGTATTCACAAACTACACTAGCTCCACCTGGGGTTTCATCTTGTGGCAAAGAAGACACGCCAAAAGACAAAGAAGGGTATCTCTGCTTCAGCTTCACTATTTCTTCTAGTCTACTTTTACCACGAGCCATTGCGTCAATGATAAAGAAGCCTCTGGCTGTCTCATACGTACCGATTGGGTTGAGTACAATGTCTTCGGCTCTAAATCTATCAGTAGTGCTTGGCTCAACATCTGCACGTTTGGACAGTGCCAAATTCACAGAGTCAGAGTTGGATGGAAATTTACCAGAAGCTGCTGATCTAAAAGTTACAATAGGATCAGACGGTTCGTTACTATGCCAGGTCACCCTTGGTACACCAAACGTCTGGTTTCTCAAGTTGTAGATATGAGCGTTAGTTTGAACAGTCGGTCTGGTTGCAATGTCGTTGCCTTGCCTAAGATCAACGCCATTCACAATATCCTGGACGCCAAACAAATCTCTAACTAACAGTCTTTTGGTTGTTACGCTAACAGAGCCGCTGTCGTATTCGAAGACATAAATATCTCTACTACCGTTAGCTACTACCAGCAAACCGTCTACTACAGCATAAGAGAGTTTATGACTTGGAGACATATTAACAAACTGGTAGTTGTAGAAGTTGCCCTCGGATAGTGTCTCTCCAGTAGTCTGAAAAAACTTCAACTCCGTGCCTACCTGCACAAGGCTAATCCATCTACCAACTTCACCACCAGCATTCTCCCAGTTATGGGAAGTAACGGCAATAGTACCATCTGCTGGGACTAACGTGTTGCATACAACTTTAGTGGCGCCATTTTCAAAGTCCATACCGTTGCGTCTATTTCTAGACCCGTCTCGGTTAAGAATGAAATTGACTTCATCAATGGAGGCATTTTGAGGAAAAGTTAAGGGGCTAGCCTCGGTGATTAGCCCCCCAACAAAAGTGTTAAACTCGGCAGCGTTAGTCGTCTTTGCCATTAGTGTCTACCTTCTTGCTCAGGAAAGTATCAATAGCTACCTTAGCAATACGGTCATTAGTGAACTTACCCCGCAGGGACATGTGTACTGAACCCTTGCCAAGAGGTTTAATTTCTTTAAAGCCATAAGTCCCGTCATTGACGATCTGATAGCCTTTGTATTCTACGCTCATAATTTTTCCTTAAGGTGTGGGTTTCTTGTTGTGTTTATCGAAGTAGGGAGAGCTTTGATACTTCATGCTGTTCCTACCATAGTTGGGATATTTGATACCACCGTTCACTCTCCAAGCTTTTCGACTCAACCAGGCTTGTTGACGCTGAGCTTCTTGCTCTGCTTTCTGGTTAGCCATTTGCTTAATGGTTATGAACGCCCTGCTCTTAGCTTCTTCCAGAAGAGCGGCTCGTGCTTCGTCTGGAATTTCTGGGATGAAGTCATCATCCATAAAGAAGACAGGCATAACATACGCCATAGCTTGAATCTTGGATTTTTGCAGGGTATCATCCACTGCCTTATCATAAGAATCGAAAATAAGCGTAGTATCATCAAACGAGGTGTAGTATGTCGGGGCTAAATCATTTCTGATCAACAGCTCTACACCAGAGGGATCAATAATAACATCAATGTTATCTTGATCATTGTTTCTCTTACTAATGGAGCGGAGGAAGTCATCAGGTTCAGCCCACTTCATAGTCCTGTATCTCTTACGGGTTTCCCCATCTTTAACACAGTCATAGTTAATGAAGCACATTTCCTTAATGGGAGTTTGCAACTTCATGTGGGTTGGATAAGCATCATCGCCAGACGGTTCAAGCTGAATAAGCTTTCTTTGATGTGGCCAATTCCTATTGCTCATCATAGACATGTAGACAGATTTTACAATCTGGGCTACTTGCATAGACTCAATAGTATCGTTGATGCTGTTGACTTCATCACTGCTCATTTCAGAGAGTATGTCTTGCACAATATCGAGCAGTGTCTTAATCATATTAACTTCCTGAGAATTTGCTCACAATGATAGTTGCAGAAGGGCTGATATTCCAGCTTGCTTGCACTGGAGTTGTGGCAATAAGACCGCCACTGTTGTTACCAGCACTATCTCGCATAATATCCATAGTCATGGTAGTACCAGCTATAACATTAAATCCGAGAGTAGCGGAAAATGGTACAGTGATAAATGCGTTATCAAAACTGCAAGTGTTGGTGTTGAATGCTTGCAGACCATTAAGCTTAATTCTATTCAGCAGAATACAGTTACCAGTACCACCAGTGCGACCAAAACGCAAGATAAAGGTAACGATATAATTGCCAGCAGTGTTGAATGTTACAGTTCCATTACTCGCTAGGCTTACATCAGCGGTTGTTTGAGCGCTACCGAAAGTAACTTGTAAAGGAACATCTACCGAAGATGGCAGTTGGGTAGCGCCACTGAAGGATGATAGTACAAATTCATATCCATCAATGGTGGGTACGTTAGCAATGTTAGAATAGTCCACAAATTTAAAAGTGGTAGTTCCGTCGCCATCAGAGTGCAACACAGTGTTCAACGCAGCGGTACTGGCACCCTTAACTTCATGGCGTTGACTATCGGGAATGTTTACGTGTTCCAATATAATTCTCCAATAAAAAAGGGCCGGCCATTTCTGACCAGCCCTTAGCCCAGTTAGGTAACAATAGTACCTGCTGCCCGAAGGCTAGCGAGGAGGGCATTGAGTTGAGTGACAGCAGAGGCTTCGTCAGTAGCATCCGCTACAGCGACACCTTTCTTAACGCCACCCACAACAGAAGTGGTTGCAGCCGGGACAGGATCACCAGCACCACCCTCTAGTTTTTGTTCATAGTAAATTGCTTCCAAGTCTGCAATGGCAGCAGTGTCGCTGCCAGTTACAGATTGGAGATATGCGCGTTTAGCATCAACTACGGAAGTCATACAACCTCCTTAGACTGCTACGTTGCGGAAACGAATTACCAGAACACCACCAGTACCACCAGTTTGAGCAAGCACGCCAGTGTTGTTGGCAGCTAGCATAACCGGGGAGGCTTCAGTGGCAGCGAAAACAGCTACACCACCAATGGTCACAGCAGAGACAGTACCTTCAGCGAAGGAGTCATCTACAGCAACTACCTCTACACCGCCCGGATAAATCGGTAATTTAAACGGCAGGCCGGTGTCTTCAAGGTTCCATACGAACTCGTATTGATAACCTTCGGTCTTGAACACGCCACGAGTACCACCCGTGCCACGAGGGCCATAGTGGTTACTGACGTTCAGACCAGTGTTGGATTCATAACCCATTATTATTCTCCTATTAGTAAGCGGTTGCAGAAGTAGCCAGGAGACCCAGAGTATCCAGACGTTGGATACCAAAGCCATAGCGGCAACGAACTACGTGTTCATCACGAGCACGATCTTTGTTACGCTCACCTTCGGATTTGGGCATACGACGCCATGCACCCATGATCGGCTTGGTTTGGTCGTCCAGAATACACATGAACAGGTTGCCAACATAGCCATTACCAGTGGTGGTGCCGTCGTTGTAGTTAGCTACATGCAGACGGTTGGAAGTAAGGATATCCCAGCCGTACAGGTTCATGATGAAGCGTTGACCACGAGCCATGCCGCTTTCGAGAATCATCTTACCGAAGTCGGTTACGTCGTGGGTAATGGTTACCAGACCATTCAGAGTGGCCTCAGCTACCGGGTCAACAATGAAGACACGGCCTTCAGCCGGAACGTTAGCCTTATCAAAGGCCAGACGCATAGCGATGAGGTGCTTCAGTGCAAAGACGCCATTGGTCTCAGCGGAGACAATAACGTGCGGGAAACCGTTAACATTGTGAGGACCAGGGTTAGCTGCGAAGTATTCAGCACCAGTCTTCAGGAAGTCGGTTTCGAAGGTTTCTTGAATAGCACGAGTGGACTCAGCAGCACGCTCTGCCATCAGGCGGTCAATATCAGTACCATCTTCACGCAGGTCGTCAGTCACATACCAAGCATCGCCTTTGTATTCGGTGATTTGGAAAGTGATCTCGCCAGTCTCAATCGGGTTGTAAATCAGCGGGGTATCTTCTTCTGCTTCTTGCAGAGTTACCGAGCCGATGGTTTTGATATGCAGGGTCTCGCCCGAGCCGAAATCAGAAACGTTGCGATAGAAAGTTTCCGGCAGCAGACCATCATGCAGGTTCAGAAGAATGAACTTGCTATATTGTTCACTCTCAATAAACGCACGGGTATTAGAAGTAAGTTGCATTTCCTATTCCTTATTGTGTAATGCCATGCTGTGCGTACACTTCTTCTCGAATCCTACGCATGAACTCAGCCTGTTCTTTAGACGTGGCCCCTTTCAGTAGAGACTTCTCGGGACGCTGTAGAGGTTGACGCTCAGGAGCATTGAGTTGAGTGTTATAGCTAGTGGCGGTGTTAAGTTTGACCGAAGAGGTCGAGGTATTGAAAAGTGCCAGTACCATTGCTGGATTCCGGCTAGCAAGTTCTCCTAGCTCTTTAGGAGTAGTCCCAAGTTCTTTAGCTTTCGCTGCCATAACTTCAGGGGCCTTCTCACCAAATTTCTGGAGGAGAGTATTATTTACTTGCGCCTTGTTTTGTTCAGCGGTCATTTGGACCTTCTCTTGAACAAGAAGATTACGCACAAGTTCAGTAACTGCTTGCTGATCAAGACCACTAGCTTGAGATGGTGTTTCTGCTGCCGGAGGTTGATTCTGGTTTTGCAGTCGTTCAATGATTTCTTCTACCGATTGAGTTTGCTGAAGCTTCGCTTGGAGTTCGGCAAGAGCCGCTTCCTTCTCTTGCAGTTGCTGCTTGAGTTGAGGAATGTATTGTTGAGCGTTAGCCAGCCCTTCGAGAGCTTTAGGCAGAGAATCATATTTCGGTTGGCCTTGCTCATTCTTGATAGACGCCAGCAGGTCCGCATAAGACGCATCAGGAGCAGAAGCCGGATTGGAAGCCTCCGGGGTTACCGGAGCAGATTGTTGTTCACTAAATACATCAGGCTGGTCAGCCATAGTATACCTCTAAGTAATTATGTTAATTAATATATAATAATAATATTACTAATTATAATAATACTAATATATATATATATATAAATATATTATACACATAGTATATACTTTTTTTAGAAGATAATCTCCTAACTATCGGTAGATTTATCATTCAAAAGATCTAATACTTCTTGTATAGCGCGTTCATAACCTCTGGCGTCTGCTTGAAGCAGAGCCCAGTTAGGGTTGTCGTAGGATGTGATAGAGCGTCCATTTTTTACAGAGGCGTCAATCTTCTTCTCAAGAAGTTCAAGGAGCCTCCGTCTCATAACCAGAGACTCCTTGAAGTTGGCTCTAACATCCTTGGCACGTTCTGGCTCTAGGCCTTGAGTCCAAGATTGTCTCATTAGATAGCGCCCTCAGCAGGCATTTGAGCTTGAAGTTGCAGGTCTTCTTGTGCTTGTGCAACAAGCGATTGAGTCTCTGCTTGCTCTGCTACTGCCACGTTAGGTCTAAAGATTTCGTAACCTTGCAATCCAGTTACATCATCTACGAAAGTAGCCAATGCCTTACCACTAGTATGAGGAAGAATCATCTGTCCGATTTGACTATTGAAGATTCCTACTAGGTTCTGCAAGTCTTGTGCCTGCTTACCGAAGTGCCTAGCGCCAATGGGTCTAATCTTTCCATTAGCAGTAATGTCTTCACGAGTAACAGACATGAATTCTTTAACGCCAAGATCAGTATCCATAACTCGAATAACATCACTACCATCCATGTTACGAGTAGCGGTTTCCAACATAGCGTTCAGCACAGGCTCCAGCAGTTCTACTTCGAACGTAGTGACCTTCTCTTGGAAGATTCGACCAGCAGCATTACCGAGCTGTTGTACTTCAAATGCAGTCTTTTCACCAGGAGTACGAATGCCCATAGCCTCACGAGGAGCGCCAGCATATAGCTCCATACGATCTTCTAGCATTTGAATTTGGTTGTCTGCGTTGATGATGTAGTTAACGTTCTTGGCAATCTCTTGCACATCACCACCTTGGTCCAGATGAATCTCCGCACCAGGGCCCCATACAAACTCCTCTACCTCACCAATAATCTTCAGCGGGGGTTGAATGATAAGATCGACAGCATCAGCCTTAGCATTCTCAAGGTGGTCAATTCGATATTGCATACCTACCAGATTGTCCAAAGGCCCCATAGCCCACAGATTGTCTGGGCGGAATCTCCAACCAACATGGTAAATTGGAGCAGAGCCAAACCAAGTAGGAATAGACTCATTACGGACTTCAGTAGACCTATCTACTACAGTGATAATTCTATTGGTTTGCAGTTCACCAGTTTCTTTATCGTGGTAGTCGCCATAGAACTCCAGAATTTCTACCCAGTCGCTCATATAGTATTCGTACAGGTTACCGAATCCATCTACATCGAATCCAGCGGCCTTATCGAAGTCCTCTACAGAATAACCCCCCAGATGCCTGCAAATCTCTTCTCTACGCTTCAAAGCCTCTAGCCAATAGGATTGCTCGGGCTCATCTTGAGCGAGCCTCATAAGCTCTCCCTTGGTCTTTACAGAGCGTACAATTTTAAAGGTGTCAGAAATGGAGGTTGCAAGTGGGTTAAACACAATATCCAGTGGGCTAATACGTACAAGCCGTGGGCCAATGTAATCAGGTACCAAAGTCCCATCAGTCATCTCTTTGTACTTAGCTTCGAAACTTACAGTGGCAAATGCGTTACCGTAATCAATATAATCATAGATTAGTTTACTGACCTCAGTGCGGAAATGACTCTCTCTGCACTTATTGCTCATGTAAGCCTGGATGGCCTTAGCTTTAGTCTTAGTGCTATCGCCTTTACCATAACCTACCCAACGAAGCCAATCGTCATTAGGGAACAGAGATGAGAAATAGTTAGAGTGAAGGTTGTCCCTAATCTGACAAAGTTTAGGGAGGGTGGTAGAGTTCTTCCAAGGCAACCCTTGGTTGGAAGTCGTAGTAGTGTCTGTTGCGAAAACATAGTTACGCAACTCTTTCCACTCTTCAATTTTCTGGCGTCGTTGATTATTAAAACGATCCCAGAGATAGGCTACCCATTGGGCAGAACTATCACGTACCAGCAAGCTATTAAGCTCAGCTACTTTTACAGACATTATCCAATACTCCCGTTAAATTTTACAATTTGATGCGCAAGGTTAAGTAGCCTGTCCTCGCCAAAACAAGATAGGGCGGTATTGATGTGATACGTTACCAATCTGACGTTGCCTATTACATACCCGCCATCTGAGTCTATTCTATCCAATGATGGCCCATCTGGGTGTGGACCACCATCCTCAGAGTACCTTAGCTCGAATTCTGCACCAGATATGGCACATCGGCCGTCTTGTTGGTGCCATAATTCTATTAAATACTCTGTAGAAATATTAAAATCCCTTTCTTTTTTAACTGCCCTTCCTCTAGCCATACCACAAAGCTTGTTGAGTCTCCACTTGTAGTCCATCATATTTTTATCTCTGGACCTGTAGTAACTCTCTAAAACTTTATTTTTTTCTTTATGGCATTTTATGCAAGCACCTATTCTACCTTTTCTTTTGTATCTTTCTGAGTTTCCATGCACTTTACATGGTTTAGTTGACATTATATCTCCAAATTATCTGTAAGCGACGCCACCAAAACGAGAACGTTTGGAGTTGTCAAAAAGAAAGTCTTGAATACCACTGTTGAAACTTTTTGCAGGCGGAGTGGCAATAGAAACAGCACTAGCCAGGGCGTCTTTGATATCGTCATGAGGTGGCCTAGAAAGCACCAATTCTTCTTCTAGGACGCTTGTCCAGCCACCCTCGTGGTGCCATACCTCTAGGTTGTCGTATCGATGTTCTAGGGCCGCTGCAATGCGTTCTTCCTTAGAACCTTCAGCCCTGCTCGGCCTATACTCTTCTACTGACAACCTCAACCCATCTTTCTTCACATAATCTTTAATCCCATTCACAATAACTTTCTGAGCTACTGTTACTTCAGCCTGGAGTTTGTTGAACACCCATTTGGAATGTAGAGCTTTAATGTGTTGGAAATACTCCAGAGTTTTATCTGACTTGAATCTGTCAATATCGACGACATAGATATTATTATCACAATCTATTCCAATGACGACAATAGCTGTGTAGTCCGCTTGCCTAGAAAGGCTAAACGCAAAGTCCACAGCAGCATAGATGTTAAGCCTGCGACCATTATACGTCCACCTAGAGCCTTCCTTCTTCAACAGTCTGGGGTTATAATATTGAAACTTATCTCTAGAGATTCGGTCACTGCCCGGATCGTTAGGGTCATTGTAATACTGAGCAAAGAATTGTACCCTATCAGAGTATTCTGCCTTAATCCTAGCCAATACCCTAATGTCAAACCCAAACGCCTTACCATCCTCTCGAATAGTTCTGGGCCATAAGAAGATGTTGTCTTTCTCTACAGCATACTCCTTAATCTCCCAAACTGGATGCTCATCAATCTTCATACCCTCGTCATCGAAGATATCGTATTTCTGACTACGCCAAGTAGCATAAATATCAGACGGATGGTAACGAGTACCGCAGGCCATAGTAAATCCACCAGCGTTACGGATAGAGGTAAACTGAGAGGACTTCTTCTGCACGCTCTCACGGCCATCTTCAGTGTAGGCGTTCTCAGGAACTACCAAGTCGTCCGCTACAATAATATCAGCGTGCCATCCAGTGGTGTTAGTAGTCAGGCCAGCAGTAGCAATGGTAGCATCTCGAATGCCCTCTTTCTTACGCTGCACATGGTCAATTGACATTGCGTTAGATGACCACTTCTCCCTCTTACCTTCTTGAGGATGAATGTACTCTGGGAAGTATCTATTGTATACACTGGAAGCCAGAATATTCTTTACAGCATATAGCTGTGTCTCGGCCAGAGTCGCAGTTGCAGAAATATAGAGAATAGTTACTTCTGGATGCCTAGTGATAATCCATGCACACCATGTAGCTACCATGTGAGACTTAAGGTGGGCACGAGGCAGCATAATAAGTTTGTTACTAGTGAGATCACTACCCCTACCAAACAGCGTGTAGTCTTGCATCCAGGCAAAAATTTCTCTATGTACCTCGCCGTACACATACCCAGGATTCACAAGCTTAGCGAAGAAATAGAGGTCTTCTAGGGCACGCTCTCTTACTTCCTTAGCCTTTTCAGGCATTCGCTTAAGCTTTTTCTCTGCCTCTATCAGCCAATCTTCTTCTTGCATTACTTATTTCCTAAAGTCATCTAGTCGAGCAATATCAGCACTGAACTCGTCTTGTAGTTTTTCTTCAATGGCTTGATACCGTTCTTTCTCAGCTTTGCTGGGACGACCAGCAGCTCGTTTCTCCCAACCTCTATCAGCCAGGTACTTAGCAGCACTGAAGTTACCGGTCTCACTAGCACAAAGGTTAAGCATTTCTCTTACACCTTGTGACCGGAGTTTAAGCTCTAACTCTTCACGCCATTGATCAATTTGTTTACGAATAATCTTATTCTCTTGAAGACGTTTCCAATGTTGCCACCCAAGCAAATGCTTCTCCGCAAAGGTGTACTCAATAGGGTCTTCCTCTTCTAGGTACAGCCGCTTAAGAGAAGGATAATGACTACCTTTGTAGGCGTAGTCTCTATCTTTAAAAGTATAGACAGCAAACTCACTATAACCAATTTCTAAAAACAAACTTTGAGTGAGTGGCCTACCCATACTGTCAACCAATCTAGATTTATCTATCATATGATACTCCTGTTCCTCCTTCCCTGGAAGAACTTAAAAGTTAATTAATACCTTAACGGGTCATATAGGAGAACGAGCAATGCAGCGTATCCCCAGTGGCCCAAGTCATAGGCGACGTAGAACGAACCTGCTGTGCTCCTACGGAGATGGTGATGTAATCTTGACCCGCACCAATGGATGCCCATCCAGTGAAATCTGCACTAGCACTAGTGTCGTAGATTCTCACAGGGAACCCTCTCTGGTTGAAAGACAGGTGTCCACGGAACGGGAGAGAGAAACGATAGCCTGATGCAGCATCACCGAAGGTCGTAGTCGAACCTGCTACCAATTCAATCTGCACATGACACATGTGACCAGCTCGGACATAGTTCCCAGTCAAGGTACCATTACCAATTGCAGGAGTAGCACTAGTCTGCGTCCAAGTTGGGGTGTAGGTCCTACGCTGTACATAGACGGAGTTGTATTGCGAGTTGGTCGCATTCTCCGTGAGTGACGGTACAGAGCAAGACGGACCAAGGTTGATGCCTTGAGCAGAGTCGAGTGCAACTGGACCTGCAAAAGCAACGCCATCAATTGAGTGATCGAAACCCTTAAGAGTCGTCGTGGCTCCAAGAGTTGCACAACGTCCATTGGAAATGTGGAACAGAGTTGAAGTAGGATCAAACCTCAAATCCCTAATGTAGAATTGAGTCATCGATCCGCCATTACCTGCACCAGGGCCAAGGGCAAAGTTAGCACCGCTCAACCACATACCACGGAAGAACCGAGGGTGAGGAGAAGTATCTCCTGCAATAGCGCATCCAGCGTAAGTGCCCGTATCTACAGGGTAACCTTCAAACGCTGTTACGTTTGCACCACCACCTGCGTTATTAGCGAAGTATAGCGGCTCACCACCCATGTTAACGGCTCTGCAACGCACTAGGTTCTGACTGAAGCCAGACTCAATTACAAACCCTTTACCGGAGTAAGTAGCTCCCTCACCTTCTAGGCTAATATCAAGAACAGTACACAGAGTACCTACTTCTACCATGTCGATATTGGCGCCCTTCTTGATAGTGGCACCACGTTGGCCACCAGCGCCCACCCATCTTTGACCAGTTGGCATTACCAACTTCTTAGTAATTAGATAGGTACCACGAGGCCAACCTAAGTCTTTATATTGACCAACCGCAGTGATGGCTGCTTGAATCGCTACGGTATCATCAGTGACGCCATCACCGACAGCACCATAGTCTTTTACTGTAACGCCAATCTTAGAGCTTACCTCTAGGATTTCAGCCCCTACAGTACCGTCAGGATAACTAACGCTACTAGAGAAACCTACTAGGCCAGCTCCTTTAGTGGGGGAAGTGGTATCACCTAGATTCACTTCCGTAATGATATCTTCCAGATTAACAGTGACGCTGTTATCAGGTTTTTGTAGAGTGTCTACTCTCAACGTACTCATGGTTGTACTTCTCCGTTAGCAATGGTCCAGAACGAATTGTCGCCAATAGTAACTACTTGACCCGCATCAATAGTCATCGTAGGTCCAAAGGACCAAGCGTTAACATTGTCTGGTATGTCAATACTATTTGTTACATGTTGTCCGTGCCAACTAATAACTGAGAAAGCACTACCCATTGGCGGGTTGGTTCCATTAAGTTGTCCTTGTAAAGAAGCATCACCGGCTGCTCTAGCAGCAGCTTCTTCATCAAGCTCTTGTTTACGTACTGCTTCAGTAGGAGCTGTAGCCTTACGCAAATTAGTCATACGCTGTTGACCAGCGTTAAAAGTTCCTTCCAGGGTATCTCCCGTAATGTTGTAATAGCGTACATCACCATCAGCAACAGTAAGGAGACTATCCGGATTGGTTACATCTGTCTTAACATTAAGCAAAGCATAAGAGTTCATATCCAAGTCTTGAAGCATAGTGTTGTTACCACCCTTCAAGTGTAGAATGTCCTCATTAATGCTTTGTTCAATAACATCGAAGTTATAATTAATCTTCGTGACATTGTAACCAGACGTAATGTTCTGTAACGTTATGTCGGTCATAAGAGTCTCTTATTATTCTTAACGCTCACTTGCGTGAGCAATGGTACCTTTAGCATTAAGTGCCGAAGGCGTATAGTCCTCTCACATGTTAGTATGTCCTCCTCTTCATGAGAAGAACACCTACATAGTAACTCCCTGTCACTACATGAGGAGAACCTTAAGGCCCACTTTTTAGTGGGAGGAATTTCTGCTAGAAAATTTTTAGTGTCAATGCACCTAATGAACCCCCTCCCCTAACCCCCTGGCCTACCCCTATAGGCAAAATCTATGAGGAGGTGGGGTGTAATGTACTACCACTATCTCCACCACATTTTTCTTCACATGCAAATAGGCCTCTAAGCCTAGTGGCACTAGGGGTGCAGGCTTATACGCTGGCAAGCCAGCACATCAGCTTATGTGTATGTGCGACTACCGTCGCGTATAGGCTTATAAAACGTGCTAACAGCACACCTATACTTGGCATGCATCATGCTACGCGTGTACACGTTCATCTATACACGTAAGGGTTATAGGTATGTCCTATTCACCGACACCACATTGATAGTTACAATCAATTAGCAGACTTCTATACAGGTCTGTAGAGTTCGCAGCCGTAGACACAAACAAAGGCAACCAAAAATGACCATCTCAATTGTTGCAAACAAAGCCGAAGCGCAAGCGCTTAAAGACTGCGCAGAAGGTGAAGGTTACAAGGTAGATGTAGTGGTTCTGTCTGATTGTGTGATGTGTCTGGTATACAAATAACAGTTGACTTCTAAGAGCGCATAGACTAACGTGCGTTCTCAGAAGGTAACTAACCTTCAACGGAACCAACAATCTTGTTCTCTAGTCTACGGACATTATGGGGAATGACACGATAGGTTCTAGGGCATGAACCAGTTAGTGTAAGGCCGGCAGGCATCTAACAGGTGATTGACAATAGCATGTAAGGCAGTGTAACGTTAGCCTCAATAGCGTTACTGACCGGCTGAAAGTAGCCACAATGTAACACTCGTTCTTTAACAATATGTTTAGTGTGCTGTAGTGTATCCACATAGGAGGCACTACCATGCGAATCAATCCGAACGACTATGCTATCAATCCGGCAATCATCCTGGCTGGGGTAGCTTGCAGCAATGGTATGCGTATGCTAGCTAACGAAATCTTGAAGGCTAGTCCGGCAGCTAAAAGAGAGATTGAACACTTTCAACAAGTGGACAGTTCTCTAAGAGGCATGCTTAGTATCCATGTAGCTGCTACAATAGTCTATCGCATGAATGTCGCGTATTGAAAAATACGCTACACTACAGCACATTAGACATATGTTCTTTAACAATGTGGATCAGTAGGCATTAGTAGGCCCTCATCTTGTACGGGAGAACTACTATGCGTAATGAACGTCAAGCCTACCTTGCCCTTAAGAGCCAGGAAACTGTAGCTCAAAAAGTGGAACGTATCAGCAAGATGGACAAGCCTTTTGCTTTCAGACTGGCAGCCATCATTGCATGTGACACTAACAAAGGTAAGGTTTGGTAAGGCACTCGAAAGAGTGTCTACTAATGTCTACTGGTCTACATAGCCTAACCACTCAGGCGTCGCTAACGGGAAATGCGATGCTGGCCGGCTTGAGATTCCCTAAGAAAATTTTAGGGCTTGACAAAGCGACAGAAAGTGGTAATATGGCTCCCAACAAAGGCAAACGGGCCTGGAGGCTTACAAAGCTCAAACAGTACGTCCCGACAGGGGGCGGCCTAAGTAAGTAAAGCGCTAGCTGGCTTCGGCCTCAAGGTGAGCGCATGAAAGCGGACGGTACAAAGCGTGGAAGGTTTGTAGAACACGCCAGTAATGCCTACTATACAGGCATCCGTATCGGGCTCTAGGATAGTTAGAGACGGGCTGTAGCTTGCAGCCATAGCAGGGGAAGGGTTAGTAGCGTCTGACAAACGTGAACCGCCAGAACTGTAAGCCGGAGCAGCTAGCAGGGTGCTACCCTCCGAAGTCCCGCGAAGGGCAAAGTCTTTTTAGACTTAGGTGAACGTTCTGTATTACCAATGCAGCGCACTGATAAAGCGTATAGTGCAGAGCAGAACGTTCAACCTAAACCTAGGAGGAACTAATATGGCCTTCCAAGCTAAGAATCACAAGCGTCAACCTGACACTAGAATGAGCAACAAAGCTAAGATTGCACGGCGTGAAGATAAGATAGCTGCACTTGCTGCTGAGAAAACACCAGAGGCACGGAAAGTGCGGAAGGAAATGAACGATGTTGTATATCGTGGGACTCGTACTAACCTTAATGATTTTTGGAACCCAAAAGGGAAGCGTCTAGCTAAAGGTAGCGGCGTAAAAGCTACCAAAATTAGCAGAGCGTTGAAAGCCAAATCAATGTGAGGAGAACAACATGGCCGGTAAATATTTCTATTGGATTAGCATCTCTGAGGGTGAAGTTAAGCCAGGATTCTACCCCATCAGTGATGCAGGGAAGTACGATGGTTGGTTGGGGGTAGATGAGCTGGCTGGTAAGAATCTTGCCATAGCCAGAGATATGTCAAAGGCAGCGCCTCGTCCTGCCCGCATTCTTCGGTTCAACCGTAAAACCCTTGAGTTTGTAGGAGTAGTGAAATGAAAGCTATCAAATACGTCACCGCTAAAGATGCCGCTGAGCTGGAAAAGATTCAAGCCACCGCTATCAAGTCTGTACAAAAAGCACGGGTGCTCGTACAGATTGCGGCAGTAGCAACCATCATGCACGCTCACAAGCATGGTGACTGGACGTACGCTCAGAAGCTCGTCGATGGGTTGGGTAACACTGTTAATGGTGCTGCCCTTGTCGAATGGTTCAAGTTGTACGGTGGCCTGAGCACTGATGACAATGGATTCATCGGCTGGTCCGGCAAGGATTACATTGAACAACGCTTCGAAGAAGCTAAGGCCACTATGTGGTGGTCACTCAAAGTTAAATCTCCTTTCAAGGGGTTTGATCTTGAGGCAGCCTTGCAAAAAGTAATTAAAGATCATAACGCCATGAAAGAGAAAGTGGCTGGCCTCACGAAGGAAGATCAAGAGAAAGTTAACTTCAAAGTTAATGACGCTACTATCCAAGCCGTGTTGAAGTTGTGTAACTTCGAAGCAATAATTGAAGAACCTGTTGTCGAGGAAGCTGCTTAATATATATATATATATATTATTACTAAGGGTCGGAGTTGGTTGGTTTACTTCGTACCCCAACTCCTCCCTCTTAGTATATATATACTAATAGTTATACGTTAGTATACTACTTAAAATAAAGTCGTTTCTCCTAAATTGGAGCGTGATTATGAGCGTACAGGCAGTGACTATTGGGGACGATAACGTCCAATACCGTGTCATCACAGGACAAGGGACGTTAACCGTAGCTGTCAAGCACATAGAGATGTTGACTACTCTTGTGTGGCGTAATGGTAAGCATGAGTTTGCACCACAACCACACGAAGCAGTCACTCATATTGAGGGGAGGGACTGGCGGTGATGATAGCTAGTAGGGAAGAACAAGAGTTGTCGGCGTATGAGATGGGGTTCTACCATGGGGTAGAAAAGTCATTAGGCAAACGAATTCTCACTGATTCGTTGAATTACGTTTGTTCGCTCACTGAGGAATTGAAGACGTATTACTGGCGCGGTTTCAAGGACGGGCTAGGTCAATGAACAGTGATGTTTTCTTTATGCGTATGCTCATAGTAGTGTACGCTATTTTTATTGTCTGCAAAATGGCAGACCTAGCCAGCTAAGCTCGAATAATGCAATGGGCAATGGCTGGCTTTTATATTAGAAAAATTTTCGAGGGTATAATCATGTTGAAGCTTCCTAAAGCTCGCCCCGGCAATGAATGGATTGAATGGAACGGCGGTGAATGTCCAGTTCCTATTGGGACTAAAGTGGAGATTATCTATAGGGATGGGCAGCAGGTCATCGTTAAAATTGGCGACATAGATATCAAATATAATGTTTGGTATCACTATGATGATTATGAAGGCATCGTAGCTTACCGAGTGTCTTGGATTCGCCATCGTGGCGGTAAGCACCCTGGCAAACCTGGAGATAGATTTGAAGTTAGGTTTCGCAATGGAACATTCTGGGAACTTGGGATAAAGGCGGATGGCAATGCTCTTTATTGGGACCATATAGGTGTAAACCTAGATATTATGGCCTACAGGCCTGTTATCTAACTACCCTGTAGGGTGGCCTAGGGTATAGGTCAAACGTGCGTTATACGTCAAATCTGGAGGTTATAGGGGCATGCTTAAACTTAACATGGACTTTCTTATGTTCACTGAGGCAGCAAGACAAGTGGAACGCTATTGTTTTGGTCTCGGCGAAGAGGTAAAACAAGAGGTGTTAGAAAAACTTCGAGTCAATTGTGAAAAGCAATGGATTAAAAGGAAAGAAGACTTGAAGACCGCCACTTATCATGGTGAGGGTTGGATTGTAGATGAGGACCCTGGAAGTATCAACATTGATAATGCCTTTATTTGGGACGAAACTGAAGAGGGCCATGTATATTGGAACAATATCAGCAAATATTAAGTTCCGTTAGCTCAATTGGATAGAGCAGGAGAAAAACTAATAATTCTTGTAATAGTTAATGTGGGTGTCGTCGGTAAGAGGTACTCTTAACATTAACTACTGGAGGAATTATGAAGATAGAATTACAAAGCCCGTACAAAGAACTTTATAAATATGGGTATGTCAGAAAATGTAAGGACGACAGAGCAAGGGTTGACCTATTTAACTCAAACAAAGATAGAACAACAATATCCTACGCTAAGTATGTGGTATCAGTACACTTAGTGCGGCTACTAGATAAGTCTGAAGAAGTTGACCACATAGATGGAGATAAGACTAACGACTCGTTAGAAAACTTACAAGTACTTAGCAAGTCAGACCATATGAAGAAGACATGTTCTGATAGAAAAGAAAGAAAGTCTTTAGTGGTGTCATGTGCTTTTTGTAGTTGTGAATTTAGAAAATGGGCCAATCAAGTAGCTGGCAAGAAGAATCTTTTCTGCTCTAGGTCTTGTAATGCTAAATTCACAAGGTCAAAGGGTGGATTTAAAGGTCGTGCGGGAGTAGCCCCATCAGTCTTCTAAATTGATAAGGGTAATTGGAGCTGAAAATGCGGGTTCGAACCCCGCCTCCTGCGCCAATTAATTAAAGTAGTGGACATTTTCCACTACAGGAGATATTAAATGGAAGGTGCAATCTACGTAGCAGCTATGGCATTCTTTTTCCTAATGTGTGCCCTCATCTACACTCTTATGGCGTTCTTAACTGGAGCCATGGCCATGGCTCTCGGAGACGATAATGATTGGTTCACTGACCAGCACGCCATATTGATAGGTGGGTTGTGGCCGGTGACAGTACCCCTAATTTTCTTTGGGGCTGCCGTCTACATCGTACATTTTGGTGTGAAGCTGTTCGCCCAAGCGATATATCACAGCATTAAAGTGAAGTAAGTCATGAAAATCGGACTATCATTTTTAGTTTTCTGTATTATCATTGCTTCAGTCGCATGGGGATTTGGAAAAATACAGAGGGGCTCCCCAGCCGGTGAAGTGGGTGGCGATAATCTTTACAAATTCAACGATAAGGAAGAGGGCGTTGTGTGTTACAGAAGTGATAGAAATCTAAGTTGTGTGAAAGTGGGAGGTAAGCCATGATCGCCCTCGTGTGTGTCTTCGTCATTGGCCCCTACATTGCGCAGAAACGCAAGGACTGGAAGGTATGAAAATCACTATTAACCTCAAAGACAACTTAAAATATTTGAGCCAATTGACAACTAATGATCTGTTTATTATGTCCGGTAACGCTTACATGGTTGTTGACTGGTCTATTGCCCCTTTTGAGTACACAGGTGGTGGTAACGGGGTTGTGTCTGTCTGCTTATCGACTGGCCGTCTAATTGGCCTTAACGGAAATATACTAGTAACCCCAGTAGTTGGAGATTTGGACGTTCACGAGGTGTAACATGCTCATCCTCACTGGTCTTATCCGACATGGTTGGAAGATGGACAGACAAGAGATTTGCTTGATTGGCTGGTTCGGTTTCTTCGAGCTTGTGGTGGAAGTAGCAATTGTCAATCTCATCCTCGGTTAAATCTATTGGTAATGTCTTAGGATAGATGTAAGGAAATAGAAATGAAACAATATCAAGTTAAATTTGTCTGGCTACTTCAACCAGACTACAACACCCGTGTCTATGCACACAACAAAGACCATGCCTACAAGATTGCTTTGCTTAATGCTGAGGCTGATGGCTGGCGTTATGAAGACCCGTCTGAAACTAAAATTGAGGAACTCAAATAATGCGTAACACCAAAGCTAAACTTTTCCGTAAGATTGTATACAACGATACCTTTGCCACTCAAACAACTTACACTAGCAAGTTGCACAAGCCCAAGGAAGTTTGGACTGGTAAGTTGAATGATGATGGCACTAAGAAGATGACTGTCATTCAAATGGCCACCATCAAGCTTGATGAGAACTGTGCTCGTAAAGTTTATAAAGAACTGAAGACTATTTGGAAAGGGAAGTAGTATGAAACGGGAACACTACCTCATTGCGTTAAAAGCCAGGAAAGTATTTAAGAAAATTCTACTCGGCAAGGGGAAAGTTGATGGCCATTACAAATTATGCGCAGCGTACATGGCAAGTGTTGGCGCTGTGTACAAAAATTATGCGTACAAAGATCACTTGCAAGTGAGTACAAACCAAGTTTGCCACTTTGGCTTGAAGAGTTTGCCGACTAATTCGCTTGCGGTGATTAGCGGTCTCCAACCTAAATATATAGGCAACCTACTCAATACTAAAGAGGGAGAAGCCTATCTAGATTGGCTTCTTAATCGAAGCCCATACAGTAAGGTGTTTGTTACTAAGTCTGCTAAAGACGCTATTAAAAATAGTTGTATCATTGCAGACAGTAGTGCTCCCTCTAATCTGTTGGCCGCTGGACTGGTAGCTTCTCGTCGTTTGTGGGAAGCCAATCACATTCTAATCGTGTGGCATGACTTGGTGCATGCTGGTATGAATGA